CCGAGAACCCACACAACGGAAACACGTGGTGGACGTGTCGCAGTATTGGCGTGTTCGCCCCGACCATCGCGCCGGCCAGCGCTGACGATCTGGCAAAAATCGATTCGTTCCTCGCCGACTACCAGGGGGACGAGGTTCCGCAGCGAACGCAGCCGCAGCAGACGCAGGGCTACGGCACCTCGCAGTTCGACGCGCCACCGGTCCACGAAGACGATTTGCCGTTCTGAGGTAGCCGATGGCATTCAAACCAGCATACCGAGAGCAAGTCCGCCTTCGTCTCGCCCTGATGGGCCTTCCGGGTTCGGGCAAGACTATGTCCGCGATGGCCGTCGCAGCATCGATCTCCTACGAGATCCGCAAGCGTGGCGGTGAAGGACGCATCGCCGTCATCGATACCGAGCAGCAGTCGGCGAAGCTGTACGCGATGAGTCGTGCCGAGCGTCGCAGGTTCGACGCGATGTCCGTCGACGATGGTTACGAGTACATCAAGCAGCTTCGCAAGTTCCCGATCGACGTGGACGACACCATGACAAGTTTCTCGCCGCTCGCGTACGTCGACAAGCTGCAGGAAGCAGCCAAGGAAGGCTACGACATCACGATCGCCGACTCCATCAGTCATGCCTGGGCAGGCACCGGTGGGGCTCTCGATCGCAAGGGCAAGGCCGAAGACCGCGGCGAGAACAGCTTCACGGCGTGGCGCACGGTGACCAAGGACCACAATGCGCTGGTCGATGCCATGCTCGCCATCCCAACGCATCTCATCGTCACGATGAGAATGAAGTCTGCACACGGGATGGAGACCGACGCCAAGGGCAAGGTCAAGATCGTCAGCCTTGGCGAGCAAGCTATCCAGCGCGATGGGATCCAGTACGAGTTCACGCTGGTCGCGGAGATCGACCAGGACCACGTGGCGACGATCGTCAAGACGCGCCTCGATGGCGTGATCTCGAACGGCGAGAAGTTCGACAAGCCCGGCGACTCGTTCGGCCGTCGCGTCTATTCCTGGGTCAACGATGGCGACGAGCCTGCACCGAAGGTAGAGGTTAAATCGGCACCGGCAGAGGTAAGGTCGACTCCGGCGGCATACCGCAGCGCGCGGTCTATCTACGACGACATCACCGCAGCCGCGTCGGTTGCCGAGCTTCAGGCGCTCGTTCCTGAGGTGACGCTGGCGGCAAAGTCTAACCCATCCGATGCCAACGAGATCAAGGCGCGCTACAGCGCGCGCAAGGCGAAGCTGATCAAGGATGCAGATAAACTCTCGCAGCTGATGGCGTCGGAAACGGATGCGGCAATCGCTGCGGCAGACGCGAAGGAGGCTGCAGTCGACGATCACGGATATGGCGGCAAGAGCGAAGGGACTATTACCGGTCTGGTCGATCATCTTACGCCGCCACCGGATGACAGACCGGAATACAACGAGGAAAGTCAATGACCTGGCAACAGATCGTCATTGCAATTTGCATGATCCTGTCTCTGTCCGTTGCGATGTTCAAATCGGGACGAGATCGTAGTATGTCAAGCGGTGTCGCGTGCTTGTCGATCATGATCTCGATCGCATATGGCATCGGATATTCGCTTGTGCTCCACGCTGGCGGGTTCTGGTGATGTTTGGCGACCGATGGTGGTGGTTCTGCTACACGTGGCGACGCATCGCCATCATGTACGATATCGGCTGGTTCAATGACGAGGACAAGAATTAGATGATCTCCGCATCCCGTCTCGAGCTCTGCATGCGATGCGAGGGCCACCTGACCTTGCCGCATGTCGACGAGCCCAACGAATGGAGCGACGCCGGAAACAAGGCACATGCCGAGGACGAGGACGCCATCAACTCGGGTGACGTGCCCGAGGACTATACCGGCCGGTGGCCTGGCCTGACGTGGAGGTCGGAGGTCAGCTACGCGTATGACGTCGCGACCGATACGGCGCGGTTTCTCGGCGTCGGCATCAAGCGCGCCTACGGGGATCTGAGTCCGTTCGAGATCCCGGGAACGATCGACGCCGAAGGTCGCGGTCCGGGCATCCTTGTCGTCATCGATAAAAAGAGCTTCGAGGCGGTGACGCCGGCCAAGGAGAATCCTCAGGTTCGATTCCTGGCTCTGGCCGCTGCCCGCGCCGAACCGGCACAGCAGATCATCACGGCGATCAGTCACAAGCTCACCGGTCTCGACGTGTCGGAAATTGATTCCGACCTTGACCTAGACGGCATCGCCTACGATGCGCGCAAGCTGCAGCTGGACGTTGCCGACGTGCTGGATCGTGCCAGGCGGGAGCTACCGGTGAAGTTCGAGACCGGCCGGTGGTGCCGATGGTGTCCGGCGTATCACGCATGTCCGAAACAGGCGGAACTCAAGGCATTGGCCACGCTGCCCGAGCATGAAATCGCGCTCAAGGCCTACCTCGACGAGGAGTCGGCACCGGAGGTCTACGCGCTCTACCTCAAGATCAAGATCTTGAAGGCGCGCATCGGCCAGCAGTTGCAGAATTATGTTCTGAGCCGCCCAATTCCGCTTGGCAACGGGAAGATGTACGGGGCGCGCAATAAGGTCGGAAACACGAAACTGGACGGCGAGATCGTGCATGCCGCAATTAGCGACCTGTACAGCACTGAATTAGCCGACAAAGCCGTGATTAGGACAGCCACAAAGAAAGCCATCGGCGAAGCTCTCAAGGGCAAGCGTGGCGCTGTCCCTGAAGTGCTGAGGGAAATAGAGAAACGTGGCGGGGTGACCCGCGGTACCAAGATAGTTTTCGAGGAATATCAGGTAGGTCCGGCGCTTCTGACCGATGGCGACGAATAGCGATTGACAAGGATGTCCATCGCGGTTAGGTTGTGTGTATGAGCAACACGGAATTCATCGCAAGACTGATCGCAAACCGAGATGCCATCCGCGCGCGTCATAACGCGCTCGTGGCAGCAGGTAACCTTTTCGCGGCCCAGGACATGGCGCCAGAGTTGTCGTTCGCAACTCGCGCTGCCCACGATGCGCTGATGGGTCGCTAGCCATGGTCAGGGAAATTATTGAATTACTACGATCCTTCGCGCTCGACCGAAACGAGATCGCTTTCGGCCACCTCTGTACATCAGCATTGGCGGGTGAAGGATGGGCAATAGACAGAATCACACCGCTGATTGCAGAAGTAGAGTCAGGGATATGCTCGATGATCCGCGCCACCGACGCCTCGCGCCCGGATGGCGGCATCGCAAAGAGCTTCACGCCGTGAACCTCGAAACCTATCGTAACCGAATCCTCGCCGACCTTACTGAGGAGGGTCCGCTATACGGCAGAGAGCTTGCGCCGAGACTTGCTCCGACGTACGTGCTGCAGGCCATGCAACGAGACGGACTCATCGAGCCATTCGAAACCGAGATGTTCGGTATGCTGTACAAAATCAGCAAAGCCGGACGCGCGATGTACCTTTCACAGTCACAGCCAGGCCGACTCGCTCGGCTCTGGAATAGGATTTTCAAATGAGCAAGCACGGCAAGAGCGCTGGTCGAGCAGACCTGCCCAAGTATGATCCAAACGACGTCGTCATCATCGGACTCGACACCGATGATGGACCGCAGCACTATCTCTGCGACGAAGAGAGCAATAAGGCGCCGCTCAATGAGTCCAGCGTGCTGTTCACGATGGTTCACGGCGTGCTTCAGCCACCGGTAGGCGAACGCGATGGCGAGAAAGTAGTCATCGTCGCCGGTCGTGGTCGTACGCGGCTCCTCCGCGAAGCCAATGCCCGCCTGGTCAAGGAGGGAAATCAGCCCTGGTCGATGCCGGTGATCATTAAGCGCGGAGATGAGGCAACGATGATATCAATCCGGGCCGGCGAGAACCTTCACCGGCGAACCATCTCGCCGATGTGGCGAGCTCGACAGGCTCAGGATCTGCTCGACAAAGGGAAGTCCAAGCCGGAGGTAGCGGCCACCATTGGTGTCGACACCGGACAGCTGGACAACGTCCTGAAGCTGCTCTCGCTCGCGCCATCGGTCGGCAAGGCAGTTGTCAAAGGAGATCTGTCTGCTACTGCTGCGGTCCAGCTGGCTGACATGCCGCGCGACGAGCAAGAGACTCAGCTGAAAGAGTTGCTCGCCAACGGAAAGCCGACGGTCAAGGACACCATCAACAAGGTCCGCAAGGCCAAGGGTCAGGATGCCGTCGAGACGCCCAAGGATCGCATCAACAAGGCGATCGCGGTGCTCGACAAGCTGGAGGACGACGCGACGAAGGATGACCTATGGTCGGCTGTTAAACGGATCCGTAAGGCTTTAGACGCAAAGCGCGCGTAGCGCGTCGAGTCCACCGGGCAGCGTGAGGGCCGAGATGTCGACAATGCCGCATCCTGGCGCAGTCATCGGATAGCCGACCGGACCTGTGGTCTGAGGTTCGGTCCCGCGGTACTGCCACAGCATCAGATGTTCGAGGTCCGTTCCGGTGCGCGCCAGAAACTGTGCCGTCGATTCACCGGTGCCATGTAACTCTGCCCCGTACAGAGCGACGGCGCTCAGTCCGCATCCGAGGCGCGTCTTGATGCCAGCGCTGCGCAGGAGTTCACCGCCGTAGAGCGTTGCTTGTCGTCCGGTGAGCTGCTGGTACTTGGCAGCGAACCCGATCACGCGGTCCACGATCAGCTGTGAGCTTGGATCCTTGATGCGCTGACCACCACGCTCGACATCGACCATCATCGGCATCGTTCCGCCGCTCGGAGCACCGCACGCCCTGACGGCGTACTCGGCCTGCTTGGTGCCATCGATGCCGAGGTCCAGGTAGTGGTAGGCGCCTTCGAACATATCATGTCCGATTCGATCGCCTGCTGCTCGCAGAAACGCCCCACGCTCACCGCCATACTCGAGTGGCCGGTAGTAGGTGCCCTGGCTGCACTTGAAGATGGCGAAGTGCCATGGCGCGCCAGCCGCGCAGAACTTTATCCAGTCCTTGGGGCCATCCCCGGCATAAACGTCAACTCCGGTCGGGCTGATCACTTCAGGCTTCCATCGGATAGCTTGAACTGCACGCCACCGGCGTGCGCGCGCATCCGATCGAGCGCCGACACTTCAGCCGAGCGGGCCGCAAGCGTCGGAACCGGATCGGTAGACGGTGCGGTCGGATGCAGCCTGCTCCACACCTCGACGAAGGCGCACTCTCCGATCGCCGTGCCCTCATGCTCTGCCTGCGTCTCGAGACCGTCCCAATCGATTTTCGCTCCACCGGTGAGGCTCACCAGGATCTGCTTGGTGAAATCCAGGGCCAGGGTCAACAGTGGTCCGCCATCCTGCTTGGTGCAGTCGACAACAGCGCTAGCCGTTGCGGCAGGGACCGTCTTGACCGTAGCGCAGCCAGACAGCGCCATTGAGAATAGCAACAGGCCAAGCATCAGCGTGCCTGGCTTGGCGATGCCTCCGAGCAGCTCCTCGATCTTCACGAGCCGCGCATGAACCGAATCGAGTGCGTTGGCCGCGTTGTCGTCTACCTTGGTGACGGTGTGGGTCGAGATGGCCCGCAGGATCGCGGCGAGTCCGCGCACCGCCATGTCGGCGCCTACGACGGCAGCGATCAGCACGGTCAGCACGGTCATCCACGTTGGGACCGGCGTCTCGATCGGCGGCACCGGTACGGTGACAGGATCGAGCGTGGCCCCATGTGCGATGGACGTAAGCCATGCGGTCAGGATCATGGAAAACAGGAGCGCACCTAGCGCGATACCGGAGATCTGGGCAAATCGAGTTCGAATCATCACGGGGACCTTTTCTGATTGAGAAGAAGCTGCTGCACGTCTTGCTGTAGACGCTGCTGTATAGCCTTGTTTTCGCCATCGTCTTTCGCATGGCTCACCATGAGGCCTACTCCGGTGACGATGGCACCGAGTGCAGGGATCAGGAGCACCATCGCGATTGCTCGCAGCCACGACCATGGCTTTTCAAGCTTCTCTACCTTGGCCTGCAGGATGCGCGTTGCCGCTGCCTGGCTATTGATCGCGTTGGCGACCTGCTGGCCAAGCTCTCCGACGCCAGATTTCTCCTTGCGAGCTCGCACGCGGTCGCGCCTCTGGACCTTCGCGACCTTCAGGATCATCTCATACGGATCCTGCGAATCGCGGCGGAGCCGCTCGACTACCTGTACGTCTTCTGGTTCGAGATCCGTCTCGAGCAGTAACTCAACCGGTGACGTGATCTCGCCCGTATCCTCATCGTCGTCGTCTTCGACTATGGTCGCCTTGATGCCGTACGGAAGCTGCCGTCTGCGCTCTGATGGTGGCCCTTGTCGACTCATGGGTACGGTAGGCTCACGTTTCCGCTCTCCGTGGTGTTGAGTGCTGGCATGCTTACCGCTGGCGATGTCGCTACTGAAGCAACGGACACCAATGTAACCGATGGGCTGTTCAGATGGAGCGTACTGTTGCTTAGCGTCAGCGTATTGACACCCTGTGCACTCACCACCGGCGAACCGGTTTCCTGATAGAGGTCGCTGGCCGTGATCGTGATGTTAGACAGATCGGCCTGGTAGTTGGCCCTGACCGGTCCGATTGCGATGACCGGTACAGATGCGACAGTTGATTGGATGAGATGCGCATCGCTCACCGTGATGTCGTGTGCCACCGTGCTTATCGATAGCGCGCTCACCCAGTCGGCATTGGAGTTCGTCGCCACGAGGTCGCCCACGCTGCTGTGCTGCAATGTAACTCGCTCGCAGTTGTACAGTAGGATCGTACGTCCATGCAGCGAGACATGATCGATGATGGTGTCTGTCATGTTCTGAATGCTCAACGCCGGAACATGGTTCCCCGGCGTAGCGGGGGCATCGAATGTCAGGTGATCGAACGTCATCCCGCTGATGTTTCCGCCACCTTCGCTCCCGATCCCGCAGTCACCGGAGAATGTGCTGTTGGAGACTCCGTTATCATGCACGCCGCGGGTTATCTGCACGGCGAATCGAGCGCACGATGCAAACTCCACGTGGTCGATGATGGGGCCCTCGATCGGAGAGGCGATCACCGGGGCGAGCACGTTGATGCTGTCGCCGGCCGTGGTCGCCCGTTTCGGATGACTCAGCTTGACGTCGCGAATCGAATGACCGCTCGTCATGATACGGATCAGATGGGTCTGCTCGTGCGTATTGTAGAGGCACGAGCCGTCCAGCTGCGCGTTGTGGATGTCCGCATCGGCAACGCCGACGTACGCCTGCATCGCAGTGTCGCCACGGAATCTCACCAGCACATCGTCGCGCACGCCGCACAACGTGCCACCGGTGAGCATGGCGACGCGGCGTCGGCCGCCGACTAGTGGAGGAGGGTCGATATTGTACGTTCCCGGCGGCAGGCACATCCCAGCCGTCATCGCGGCCTGAACGATCGCGGAATGGTCTGGTCCATCGACACACGGATCAGCAGTCGCCGATCCACACAACGCCAACATCACCAGGATTGGTTTCATTCCGCTCACTTTATCACGTCCACCCGATGGTCCAACCCAATGTTTGCAGCAAGGTCTTGACTTGAGCGTCGGAAAGCTCTGCTGCAGTACCCGAGAACTCGGCAGCATAGAGAAACGCCGTGTCCGCCGCAACCGCTGGTGCAGTTCCGGCGAAGCCAATAAATGCACCAGCCGCCGGAACCCCAAACGTCCCTGAGAATTTCTCCTGGTCGGTGAACACCTTGCTGGCCAGCGCGGTGAGTTGCGTCAAGAACATGATCGGCCGAGTCGCGCCGAGAATCGAGTTGACCAGATCCGACGTTCCGCCATCCACGAGCTGCAGTTTTCCGGTCGTATTGAGCGCAACTCGTGGTGTAGTGGCTGTCTTGGTGATGATTCCTCTGGCCGCAGCGGGCGCAGATGACGGAAACTGGACGACTGCAAATACGAGCGTGCTGGTTAGGGCGGGGTTCGGCGCAGCCGAGTTATTGAACATTCTCTGCGACGCAGTCCCGTCGACGAATCGAATCCCGAACCGCGAGTACCCTGGCACCGGTGATTGATACGTCGGCGCTGCATTGACGCCGAGGACTACGCTTCCGCCCATGAAGTCGGTGGGATTTCCAGAGGCGTCCTGCAGCGTCCATGCAACGGTTGGGTTACCCGTGGCAAGTCCCGCCGCAGCCATCAACAGGGTCCACTCTGCTGCCGTAGCCGGAAAGTACTTTCCGCTTGCGGAGTCGCGCGTGACGCCAGGTATCACGGTTCCGCTAGACGGCGGAACGATGGCATCCGATAGGACTCCGACTGCAACGCCGCATCGAACGCCGGGAACCACGCCTGCACGTACGCCAATCGACATCAACTCACCGTGATCGTGAAATTGCCAGGCTGAGCGATATTATTGTTGACACATGTCCAACCAGCCGGAGCCATCGTCGACGTGATAAACGCATCCGCCTGCGCACTGGTCGCCGGCGCGTAGGCGAACACAATCGAAACCTGACCAGCCGCCGCCGCAAGTCTGATCGCGTCCTCGATACGCTGCGGAATCGCCGCGAGTGTAGATGCAATCGCCGCGGACTGAATGACGCCTGCTTGAGCCTTGGCGATCATGCTCAGAACTTACCATTGGCTCGGATGCGAAGCGCGCCGGCTTGCGTGCACACAACCTGCACTAACAGCACACGGTGTGAGAGGTTTCCGATATCCGGCGTCGCTCCGCCTGCGGTACCTCCCGGCACAGTGATCACCAGAGGCGTAGCCGTCGTCGCAGCACCGGTAGGAGAAACCGGGGTGTATCCGGTGGGTGGGTTTTGCTGAACCCAATTGCCATTGGCGCCACTTGGGACACCGTCCTGAAGGCCAACCTCCGGGAAATCACCAGACCAGAATGTGACCACGCCGATGAAGGCAGCGTCCCATTTGATGTGGCACCCCTGTACCAGGGATGCATCGCCTCCAATGCCATAGCGGACGCCGGCTGACACCGGGTGAAGACCATTGAATGCGTCGGTGGTTGCCTGTACTGCGGTCATTGAGATGCCCTTCGATCGGTGGCCGGCATCGTCTGCTGGCCGATTTGTAGCTGTCCGAGGATGGCCGGACCAGCCTGAGGTGCTCCGCCGCCCATAGCGCCGCCTGCAACAGCGGTAGCTGCAGCTGCAGGCGGAGGATTCAGAAAGTTCATGTGCGACGGCGTCATCGTCCCATCGACGGGTACCTGGTACATGATCGAGAGCGCTACGCGACGCGCGTACGGCAGCGTCTTCTGAAACGTGGCCGCATGCGATAGCAGCGTCTTCTGCGCCTCTGCGAACAGGTTCGGGTAGACGGTCCGCAGTGTCTCGGCGCCCTCGAGAGAAAGGTGGCCCTTGGCGAGGTCTTCGATCACCGACGCCGGATCGTTGACGGCGTGGACGTACTTGGCAAATTCATTGATCGCCGCCATCGACGGTTTCCACGTGCCATCACCGGGCAGCATTCCGGGTAGCATCGTCTGCTTGGGACGCTTCGAGTCAAGGAACGCGATGCCCTTGCGAGTCTGCGCGATGATCGCATCCTGCATCTCAGCATTTGGCGTCTGCATTCGATCTCCGATAGCATGCTCGACGGCGCCGGGCTGCATCGCTCGCGAAATTTCATTCGACCGAGCGTCGAACAGCACCCGCGGGTCCTTGGACTTCGTGTCCCCATCGCCGGGGAACAACTTGCTCGCCAGGAGCGCCGATGGGCCGGCCATGACGGCAGCTTTCTTGGCGCCGCGCGCACCGGTCTCGAGTAGCTCGGCGGTCGCTTTGGTGATCCGCTCGCGCGTCTGCGCCGCCTTGGATGCGATGACACCGTCGGCGGTCTTGCCGATCGATCCGCCCTTGCGGCCGAGGATCTTCATCGCGGCGCGCGCCTTGAGGAACAGGCTCAACACGGGTCCGATCACCGGTATGGCCGACACGTCTGGCGTGTGAACTCCGAGCGCATGGAGCACTTCCATCGCGGTAGCCGCATCAGCCAGGATGCCCATCGCCTTGCCGGCGTTACCCTTGACGGCCGGAGCCAGTTTGTCGCCAAGGTCGCCGGCCATCTTGGCCGTGCTCGCGCCCTGCGACGCGGCCTGCTTCTGTGCTGCCTCTCGGTATGCTTTGGCGTTGGCCTTCGCAGTCGGAGGCGCCTTGTCGCCGAGTACGTCCACGAGATCGGCGTTCGCGCGTTCGAATCCGTCAATCGCCTTCGCGGCGCGCGCGATGGATGGTCCGGCATCGACATTTTTACCGTCACGTGCCTTGAGGATGTCAGAGATCGGGCTGCCTTCGTTGTTCAGGATTCGCTTACCGAGCGACTGCCGCGTCGAGTACTCCGCCGAACTAACCGGAATGCCGATCGCCTCATCGGCCAGCGTGCGCTTGCCCAGCACGGAGGTTTTCTGCGGTCCTCCCATGCCTTCGATCAGCGCCCTGAGATCTTCTGGACCTCTAACGCCAGCCTCGCGCGGTCCGGCGTTGATCTTTCCCCACGCCTCCGCCGGACGCATCTCGCTTATCTCGGCTCTGGTGTATCCGAGTTCATCGAGTTGAGCTTTCATCTTGTTGGTCATCATGACCGGGATGCTCTGCGATGGAATTTCCACCGGATGGGTCTTGGCCGCAGCCTCATCGAGCGCCATTTTCGAGCCGCTGTAATTGGCTTCGTTGGCCTTGGCACGAAAATGTTCGGCTGCAGCTGCAGTTTTCTCCGCCTTAGCCGTCACGTAGTCTGCGACGCTCGGAGCGCCCATATCACGAAGGCTAGTACCTGCATCGAGTTTAGACTTGGTGCCACGCAGGAGGCCGGTGAGCGTGTCGGTGGCCGCAGGAATCTCTACCTTGGGCGCCTTCGCGATCAGATCCTCAGCGCGAGCATGGATCGCCGCCTTGATTCGCTCGGTATCACCGTCACCAAATCTGGCATCATCGATCAGGTCATCGACGATCTTTTTGTTAGCTCTGTAGCTGTCGGCGAATCGTCGCAGCTGGGCATCGATCTCCTCTTGCGTAATACCTGAAAATGCCCGTCCGGCGGAACGCTTCGGATCGCGCATGGACTCCAGCTCCGATACGAAATGCTTGAATTCCTTCTCACCGCCGGTCGCCTTCCAGATCATCGAACCGCCGTTATCGATCCGATACGCTTTGCCATCCTTGACCAGGATATTGTCCATCGATTGGCCAAGCACGTCGTGGTTTCCTAGCCATGCATCGACGACGAACCCATCCTTGATGTTCGTATGGGCGACATCCGCTGCGGTTTCAGCGATCTTGCCTTCGATTTCCTTAGATAGCAGCGTCCGTTTCCCGTTGATCCACGCAACCTTAGTCTCAGGGGCGTCAACGCCGAATGTCCTGTACAGTCGATCGGAGAGATTTTCGCCGGAAAGGCGATCGTAATCTCCTTTGTACTGCTTACCGAACCATTGCTGGCCGTCCTTGTCTTTGTACCAAGATCCGCCCTGCGATCCCCCAGCCGGTCGATCGGTCTTGACATACTCGGCAGGGGCCTCATTCCATTCCGCCCCTGCAGGCTCGGGAACGCGACCCTCCTTGATTGCCGATCGTCGGCTGTATGCTTGGTTGGATTTCTCCTTTGCTTCTTTGTATTCCGGTGATCTGTTTCCACTATATTTGAGCGCGTGATCCTCCTCGTTGCCGAGGATATCTCTGTACTTGTCGATTTGTTTTAGGTTCATTTCCTCAAGAGGTGGAACCCTTGGGGCATTGTTGAGTTCCGCGACCGATGATGTCTCACCGGGTGCAGCATGGGACACATCGACATGAATAATCTTCCGGCCATTGCCACCGGTGTCGATCTTGGTAACCGTGTACTTTGTATTGCGAGGCAGCATGAGTTCGCTCTCCTTGGCGAACTCGCTCCCCGGTACCGGGGATGCTGGATACCCTTTGGGAATGTTGAGGACCAATTCTACCCCTTGCCTGACATCCATCCCCTTGGCATATGAACTGCCGACCTTCGGATCCACCGATGTAGACCCGAATCCATGGTCCACAATTGAATCCCCGATCTCAGTCGGCAGCCATTGATTCGTAGACCGCTTGCCGGTGACCCCCCTAAAGAGGGTCATATCGCGCGGTGCGGGAGATTGCGCGATTCCTCGATCTAATTTTTCTGCGATCTCCTTGAGATGCTTGGGTAGCTTTTCAAGATCTCCGCTTTCGCGAAGAGGTGCGTTGATATGGGCAAACAGACCGTTATCGGACTGTGCGCGGAATGCTTCGGCGACGTCTGGATCGACACGCGCAGAGTGCTCGGCCAGATATGAACGATACTCCGCATCGTCCATTGGTTCGGCTTGTGGTTTTGGCTGCGCATGCTTCGCATCCGCTGCACGCATTTCATCGTGCATGCCGCGGACCTCATTCAGCAGAGCTTCCGGCGTCCTCGGTTCGACCCTCGGCTCGCCGTGATAGGTGTTCGAATTCGGATCGAACCCCAGGCCAGAGGAATCCATGTTGAAGATCGAAGTCTTGCCAGGCGGAGCCTGCGGTACCGGTTCGCCGAGGCTGGCGGGCGCGTTCGGATCGCGATAGCCGGCCATCTCGCGATCGGCCGCATGCATCGCGTCGTGAATCGTATCCGGCGTCTCGGGAAACCAACCCTGCAGCGTAGCCTCGGTCGGCTCGTATTTGACCGCACCGGGTCGCTGGACGCCTGGGGGCTTGAGGGTTCCCATCGCGGCTTCGAGATCTGGATCGATCTCGGTCCGGATCCAGTCATCCATCTGCGCTTTGGCGGCGTCGTATCGCTTGAGCGCGCCCTGGATCTCGGCACGGTCGGCGCCACCGACGACCTGATCGGCCATCGACTCCGGGTCCGCGCCACCGAACATCCGCCGCGTGATGTTTTCTCCTCCCTCGGCAACGCCGATCTTCGCCTCGGTCAGGTCAAGCTTTTGCTTGGCCGCAGCCGCCATCGCATCGCCATCGGAAACCGCCTGCTCGACGGCCGATACGGCATCCTGATGGATGCCCGATGCATGCGCGGCGGTGATCTCTGACTTCGGAAACAAGCTGCGAGCTCGAATCAGCGCCGACTCGCCAAGGCTCAGCGTTCCGCCGACGGCGCCGCCGAATAGCGCCCCCTTGCCCATGGCGCCAACGAAGCCTTCAGCCGCCAACGGCTTGTCTTCGAGCGCGACTTGACTCAGGTAGTCACCGCCGCCATAGAGCGAGCCCTCGGCTGCAGCGCCTAGCGCACCAACGCCTGCACGTTCCAGTACCCCAGCGCCTTCCCTGGCGAGCCCGGATGTCACGGCGTGACCAAGACTTGAGGTCATCCCCGCCGGTGTATTTGCGAGGATACGCGAGCCGATTCCTTCGGCCGCAGCGCTTTCCCCGCCCGTCAGAACAGCAGGCAGGAGGGCACCGGTGAACTGGCCAGCGGCGCTGATGCCTGGGTTGTTGGCCCGATCGGCTGCGATGTTCTTCCTGGTCCGCTCATCGGACAGCGCGGCGAGACCGACATCGCTCAGTCCAACGGTGAGACCCGAGAGCAGACTGGTCGCGCCGGCATTGATGGAGCCGACGATTCCGTTGTCGATCTTGGCCGGCGCGCCAGCGATTTGGCCTGCTTCCTGATCGGACAGCGGCGTATATCCGCTAGCGATTGCGGACCCGGACTGCTCGTCAGGGAGATCTATAACGGTGCCGCTTGGTGAACGAAGGGTAGGCATCTGCTACTTCAATGCCTCGTCGAGTTTACCTTTGCCGCGAACGAAACTGCGACGCTCGTCCTGCTTGGCCTTGTTCTGCGCGTAATCGAAGTTGTCGATCACCGATTGAGGAATGATTCCGCTCGGCGGCGCGCCACCGATGCGTTTTCCCTTGGCGTCAAATGTTGGAGCCGTGTCATAGAGCGACGAGATCTCATCGGCGCGTGCCTTTGGTAGCACGTTGAGGATCTCCTTGTACATGATCGGATCTCGGTCATGCACAAGACCCATGAGGCCGTTTCCAAGCGACGTCCTCGGGTTGCCTTTTTCGTCCTCGGCAAATGCAACAGTGTTGCTGATGTTTTTCACGACCGACCTGTAGTCGGAGTCGCTCATGTTCTTGGCGCGATCTATCAGCGTGGTTGCCGAGACAACATCCTTGGGGTCGAGACCGTAGACGGATCCGGGACGCGAGTTCGCATCTGCGCGAGCTTCGTTTTGGGCGTCCCATTCCCCATTGCTAGGCGCGGCTCCAACCACATGAGCGAGCGCACGGTTGATAGCGTTCGGCTTCGCCTCATCGGCGGCCTCCTCAGTCGTCTTGCCCGGATATGCCGTCGCCGGGTTGTCCAGCGGCGAGGTCGGCACCCACTCGCTCTTGATCTTGTGACCCTTGAGCTCGCTGTTCACCGCGCCTTTGGTTGCCTCCATGAGTCCCTCGATCGCGGCGATGCCCGGTCCCTTCTTCACGGTCCGGTCCCACAGCGAGTCCGGATCGAACTTGATGATATCCTCACGGACGCCCTTGATCGCACCCTGCGTCACGCGCTCGCCGAGAAACTTGCCTTCCTGCGCGAACATCGTCTCCATCTTCGCGCGCTGCTTCGCCCAGCCTTCGCGGTCGGTGATGTCGGGGTCCTTTTTCAAGAAGTCTCTCGCCTCAGCGAGCGCGCCGTAGATGTTCTGGCCCTGCACCATCGTGTTAGTGATTTCCTTCGCGGCGCCCTTGTCATCGATGTGCTCGACGCCTTCGGGACCGTACGCTTGCTCGCGTAGCTTCTGCGCTGGCGTCTTCAGCTGGTCGGGAACGTCCTCACCGGGATGTGCCGCCTCCCACTGCGAGCGCGCCATGTTGATTCTATCCGCCTGTGCGGCCTTGGCCGGGTCAGCGCGCGTCGCCGCCTCTTCCTTGGCCGCCGCCTCTGCCAGCTTTCTGCCCTTTTCGTTGAGCAAGGCGTTGCCCGTGTTCGGATCTCCGATAGCGGTATCTTTGTGCGCTTTCTGAGCCTCGCGGATCGCCTTCTGCTGATCGGCGAGTGCCTTGCGCGCTTCGTCGGCGGCCCGGAGGTCAAGTTCCTGCTGTTTGAATCCTTGCGGACCGTATTCGGCGTTGAATTGCTTGTTGGCGAGCGCGAGATGTCCGCCTGCGATCCCGAGCGTCGCCTGTTGATGCTGATGTTCGGCCTCTTTGTCGATCGCGGCCGACGCCTTATCCACCGACTGCTGACGCTGATCGGCGATTTTGGCGTCAGCGATCGCGCGCAGCTGCGGATCTTTAATGGATGCCGCGGCCACCGCAAGCGCGTTCGCATTGATGCGATCGTTAATCGAGTCCCGACGGAGAATCTCGGCATCTCGATTTGCGAATTCGTTACCCGCATCGGTCCGTTGACCGCGCAATCGCGTGCCCTTCTCCTTCAACTGATCGCGCGCATCAACCTGCGCCACCACGGCCGCATGCTGCTTCTCTTGCAGCATGGCAAGTACCGGGTCGGGGCCTTTGTCGCCTGATAGCGCGCGACCAAAGCTGGATAGCGCCATCGCGATAGCCCACTGAAAGGTACCGCCGACCCCTTGGTCGTGCATGTACTTGTTGGGGTCGATCTTGTAGTTGTCGATCGCCTTGTTGTTCGCGTCGATCTGCATCGTCAGCGCGGCGTAGGTCTTCTTTCGATTGTCCTCGTTCTCCTGGAGACGCTTGGTCGTCTCGAGATCCGCCGCTTGATGCTGCTTGATTGCGACAAGGTCGGCGGCATTCTTCGGGGCCTCGACGTCAACGGCTTCATTGATCGCCGCCTCTTTCTGCTGATCAACGCCTGCCTGACGCTGCTCGATCCCGGCCTTCTGCTGCTCGTAGGTCTGCGGCTTGACGGGCTTGGCCTTGGCTTGCGGCGAGGCGACCAGTGGCGCGCCGATCTCCGACACCGGTACGACGTAGTCAGGGTGCGCAGGCGATGCCGGGGTGATGATAGATCCAGGTGTGACCAGCGGAGCGCCCTCGGGCGGCAGTTGAGTCACCGGTTCCGGTGCTGGGGGCACGTCAAGCTGACTCATGTCCCCCTGAGGCAACCCCTGGAGTTGGGAGTCCACCGGTGGTGGCGCAATCGGGGTTAGGCCGATCGACTGCGCGACGGCAGGATGCAGTCCGCCGATGTCGACGGCCTGCCCGTCTGGAGTCAACCACGGATCCGGCATCTACTTGCGGCTCGCGATGATGGTCCCAGCGGTCTGGATTCCGGCACCAAGCAGTGCGTTGTTCTGCTGGTTCTGTGCCATGTTGTTCGCGTTCTGAGCCGCGAAGGTTCCGGCATTCATCGCCGTCAGCTGTGCCAGCAGATCCTTGTAGTTCTGGCTGTTCAACTGGTTGTTCTGAAGCTGATATCCAGCATTCGCGTTGCCGATGCTGATGTCGGCGTTGCGACCTGCCGAACTGACGCTGGCGAGTTGGTTCTGCGCCGCCTGCTGGTCCTGCAGCGCGGATTGCTGGCCCATGCCGGCGCCGCTGATGCCGAGCGCTGCGCTCTGATTCGCCGCGTTTCGATAGGCCATCGGGGCCATGCCGCCGCCACGTGCCATGCGAGCCTGTGCCTGCTGCGCGGCAAGCGCGTTCTGAACCTGGCGTTGCGCGGCAAGCTCGCCAGCGCCCTGCTGTTGGCCGCTGGCGATACCCTGAAGTTGCTGCATCTGCGCCAGCTGTCCAGTTCGGAATGGGCTGGCACTCGAGACCCGAGGGGCGTCATACCCGGTGATGTTTTGCGCGCCACCACCTCCGAACGCTCCGCCGACACCGGAGACGTCTACGCCGCCGACCCTGATCGGCTGCCCGTTGCCGAGCCGGCCACCACCCTGACCAAATCCGCCATTGATCAGGCTTAGGATCCGATCGCGGTCCTGGTATTGGGCCGGTGCATCGTCATGGTGGCTGAAGTAGCCACCAATGCCGCCGATGAGGCCGCCGATGCCGGCACCAATCGCAGTCCCGTAACCTGGAACAACGGAACCGATGGTCGCTCCGGTAGCAGCGCCGCCAAGTGCGCCCTTTGCGGTATCAGATGCCCTGCTGCCCATGTGATTTTCCTTACGCGGACCTAGAAGGTCCCACTTTGAAGTCTGGACCGAGACCCCCGCCAATCAAAAGCAATTCGGACAATTCGAAGCTAGCACCTCCATCACCTGTGGCCTCGATATCCTGGATAAGGAACGAAATAGCTTGACATCTCTTGTTGAGATGGATCCGGCGCTGGTACCGGGTTCCATCGAGCCCCGTACCGCCGTAGCTGCCGACGCCATAGCTGCCACCGCCGTACACCGACGGGTTCCAGTTGGCGTTCACGTTGTTCAGAATCGCCGAGCTGTAGGCGTCGTTGTAGTCGAGCCGGAAGCGGACGCTCAGCGTGTGCGCCGATTTGAACGAGCCGAGGAAGTACGCCCATAGGATCTTCTGCCAACCCTGCAGATACGGCGCGAAATGTATCCATGCCGTCTCGATCACCATCGGAATCTGGCTGTTGTCGTCGAGGTACAAACCAGGCGTCTCGGCGAACACGCGTGAATCGGTCCGCAGATAGTAGTAGGTACCATCAACGGTAACGGCATCGAGTCCGGTGTGGTTGGTGAACGTGCTCCACTGATCGCGGTTGTAGTCCCAGAGCAGACTGCGGCCCGCATCGGTCAGGTAAATGATTCGCTGCACCGTCGTTGATAGCGTCGCGCGTGTGATCGTCTGGCTATCGTACGCCTCGACCGGATTTCCGATGTTGACGAGTTGTCGCCCACGGTTGAGCAACATGATGCCTTTGGCGGACTGGAACGTGATCCCGGCCGGCGAATCACAAATCGACATCTGAGAGGTGCAACCGACGTCACCGGTGACACGCTCGGGCAGCGTGAATGCGTTCGACTCTGGCGCCGCCGACGGATCGGCGAGCGGACCCGGACCACCAAACGCATAGATCGATCCCGATTTGAACGGCAAGATCACGTCGTCCATCACGCCGATTGCCGTTACCGGTCCGCCAATTGGGTCAACCTGGACCGCGAGTCCTACTGGTGCCTCCATCGCGGTGTCATCGGCACGCTGCTGCGTGAAGCAGACCTGCAGCGGATCCGAGCTGCTGTCGAAAAACAATCGATTCTTGGCGACGGCCAGCATCTTGCCGCCCCATGGCGCCGGATCGTTGCTGAGGATTCCGCCATTGGTGTAGAGCGGCTCGCGCGTGAGCAACTGGGCATCGGTGAGGTTGTCGGACAGGACGATGCTGTCGGCCGTGACGTCATTGTTGACGTACCGGTTATCTCCGGTCGTGACCGTGACGTCGTTGCTGGTGATGCGATACAGCGCCAGCTGCGAATCAGCACCGGTCGCGCCCTGGATCGATCGAGCCGCGCACAGGCGAACGTTGGAGAAATTGGTCAAGCGACACGTCGGGATTCCGAGGTTGAACTTGCCAAGCGCGCCGATGGTTCCAACCATCTTGGTGCTGACGCCGCTCCGATGGAGTTCGCCCTGTGCATCCACGGCCTCATACCAGTAGGCGTATAGGTAGGTCCCAGCCGGGATGACCCCCGCGCCTCCGGGTACTGGCGTAATTGTCGCAGCCATTGCGATCGCGGCACCGGTAGCATCAAATCCGAGGTCCGGTCCGGCATTGAAGTCGGCTTCGTGCCACGCATCTCCGTCATAGTGCTTCGGTGCAGCGCTGGCAAGGTAGAGCCCGCGACCAAGCTGTGCCGTCTGATATTGGACGTCGAAGTCAAGGATGCAAAGCTTGAGGCCTTGCTCGCTGAACTGATCGCCGAATTGCGAGCTCAGCTGGATCCGGTACGGCAAGATCACCGCATGTTGGCGCGAAAAGATGTCGGTCGTCGCCATGTTGAGCGGCTGCACGGACGGCAGATGCTGCGTCCAGGCTCGCGTACCTGCACCGGTGACGCGCATAAGCGACCCACTGCAGTCGCCTGGCATCAGACGCGCAACGATCGTGTTGCCGGGGCTATTGATGCCGGACGAATCCGACAAGCGAAGTGCCGCAATGTACGGGTTGAATCGCACGGTGTGCGCGACCATGACATAGGCATCACCGTCAGGAGTTCCTAGCCCCACCGAGGTTCCAGCGCCATCGTGCCATGCGCGGGATACTAATCCGTGTCCTTTGAGTCTAGTTACTGCGCCAGGAGTAACCGAACCCAAATCGAGCAGCCCGGACTCTACTGCCGTCAAATCGGAACGCGCCGCAGTCACCTCTGCCGCCCAGTACAGGCCGGCGAATCCGCTCGGTAGCGCGGCGCCCCAGGCGAGCGTAATCCTCGAATATCCAGCCGACACCGAGACCGGATCATAGAACGCACTGGAACCAAGCGCGCTTGAGTTCACAAAACGAACCCGGATCGTCGTCCCGCCGGCTACCGCAATCCATCCAATAGCGATCTGTGCATCAGACGCATTGAACGAGATCGCCATCGGTCCGGTCACTACGTCGACAAATGTCGTCGCTGATGGAAGCCCAGTAACGCCAGATCCGATTACGCCTGACGGATGAATATACGCAACACGGAATCCGCCACCGTTACGTACCCAAGCAATAATTCCGGGACGCTGCACGATTCCGGTCGGTGCCGCGATCGCTGCCTCGGCATCATAGAAAGGCTTGGTACCATCGAGGTCAGCCGTGAAGATCGACACGACCGGGGCGGTCGCTGGAGTCACCGGGTTGACGATGGCGATCTTGATCTGCCCGAGATCTTCGCGCGTCCATAGGACATGGAGCACATCTCCACATGCAATGCATCGAGGATTCTTGGCGTTCGCCGACGAATCGATTTGTGTCTGGCTCTGGAGGATGCGACCAGTGGCTTCCTCGATCACCGACAGCCACACTCCGCCGCGTGAGTCCTCCCAGGCAACCACGGCCACGCCATTGCGCACCGCGTAATCCGGCTGGGTCTGGTAGGTTCCCGTGCGGGCGATCGGCAGCGTTGACGCGGTCGTGGCTGCGACCTCACCGGTGTCAGCCCATCGGTCTGCGCTCGGCCGCTGGCTGTAGCAGCGCTTGTCCGTGAAGAGGAGGATCTCACCGTCACGCTCGCCGAGCCCGCGGGCGCCGGTGATGCTGCCGCCTGCGTTCTGGATCTGGGTCGAGAGCACCCGGTACCCGTTGCGCTTGCTTAGCGTCGTCTGCTTCGTAAATACGCAATTTTGCAGGTCTAATAGCTTCGTAGTCGGAACCTGCTTCGCCTCGGTGCGAGTATCTACGCCCCCTTCGAATTGCATGGCCAGCGGCGCCTTGCGGATGCTCACTTGACAACTCCGTCCATTGTGGTAAGGTTGTTGGCATGAAGATCATGATCCTGATACTTGCGATGGCTGGTTGCGCTAACCTTGACGATCCCCCGATCGTGGAACGCCAGACGGTCGTAGTGGTTCACTCCTTGGCCCATGAATGCCCAAGCATTACACCGGAGCCGCGACTTGATATTATCTCCAACGTTGACGATAACGTAATCATATCGGAAGCCCAGCTGCATGCTGCAGAAGCCTGGATCGGTGAGATGCGCAGGTGGACCCTTTGCGCTCAAGGCTACTGATTCATGGAACATCGTAGTCTACTGCCATAGATATAACGATCGGGTTCACAGCAGGAGCCGCTGTGAACTGAATATGATAAGTTCTAGATCCTGACGGTGTAAGGTTTACGCCATTTGCATTTTGAATAGCGGTACCAGAGTTGGTCAAGGAGAAACCTGTAGTTGCATATGCAGTTCCGGCAGGATCGGCGGAACTCGTCTGAAATATAACCGCAGATGTCATATTTGTACGATCTGTTGCGCTCGCATAGTAGACGCGAACATTTACAATCCTACAATGTTGCGGTAACTCAGGTAACGGAAAGACTGCCTGAGCAGATGCACCGAACGTTGCGCCAGCACCCCCGCCAGCGGTTGGTGTCAGTGAGCCTGATTGGACATTAGCCATTCCGTTTGTAAGCATTCTCGAGACCGTCTTGATACCCTGCTTATAAACTCCAGTACCAGACAACACAAAGTTTGCATTCGCGGACAACGCGGGAGAGGTTGGAACAGTTAGGTTACCTGCAGAATCAGACGCTAAAAGTCCAATCGCGGCCGGCAACGCGGCCGGAAGTGTAAACGCATAGCTAGCCGCAAGTGCCGCAGGCGACGCTAGACGCACCCTATTCGTTGGCACACCGGCAGTCGGGTTCGCCTTGAACTCATACAGGTCTACGTCGGCGCACCGCATGCGAGCATATTGGCGGACCGCAGCTCCGATCTGCTGCTGAAACCAATAGCTGTCCGTGGCGTCATCGAATAACTCCAGCGCGCCGGCCGTCGAGTAGTCTCCGCCGATGCCACCGGCGAACCCTGCAACGTTGAGTGCAGCACCGATCGTGACCTGAACATTGCTGCCAGCCGTCGTCCGGTAGTACAAGTTCGAATCTACGTTGCTGATGAACAGCGCGCCCGCAAGACTGGTCACCGACGATGGAGCCACCGTTACGAAATCGATCGCCGTCAGGTCCGTGATGGCGTGGCTCGTTCCGCCGCTCGACCATGATACGTCTGCGTTGATGTTCAGCGCGGCAGCGGCAATCTTGACGCCTTTCCCGGTGGTGTGATCATGCGAATCGATCAGACCGAACGCGGTATCCAGGATGACATCCCAAATCTCGGCGCTGTCGTGGTCCGAAGGGAGCACGAGCCCCATGTTTGCGGTAGGTGGCTGGCTCATCCGTAGACCTCGATCGATGCACCGGGCTGTGCGACCCCGACACACGTAATGGTTACCTGTGTCGTCGTCGGCGACTTCATGGCCCACGCCCACGTGGCGTTGGCGACCGACGGCGTGATCGTCAGCCCGGCTGGTGTACGGCCGAGACCGTGATTTATGACGTTGTCTCCGACGATCAGATCCATGGTCAGCGTCGCCCGATCGCGGATCTGGTCGGCGGCGCGCTGCGCCGTAGCTGCGATTTGGCGGACCGTGAATGCATCGATCTCCTCACCGTTGACTGGCGCGATTTGGCGTTGGCGTGTCGCTGGTCGCGTTGGTTTCAAGGCTGGCATCAATAGTACCCATCATCCTCATCGCCGTAGCCCCAGCGACCAGGCGGACCATTTGGATCGAGCGAGAAGGGCTCACCCGCGTCTCGACTGTCGGACGAGGAACGCAGCCCGGCGATATCCTCGGCGATCTGGCGGTTGATGCCGGACACATCGAGATCCGAGCGATCGAGACACGCGCGCTGCGCGAGGTGCACCACAAGCTCCTCTTCGGCTGGGACGTCGAAGGTCACCGGCGTAACATCCGCGATACTGGCGAACTGCACCGGTAGGGGGATCCAGAAGATCCGCGCGGTCGCAGTCGGCGGAACGGGAACGAACACGAGGTTCTGGCCTTGCATCCGGTAGCGCAGTCGACTTACCGACGTCGCGGTGTTGGTCGTGTAGCGATACGCGACCTCAAGGTCATGCGGAAAGCAGCGACGGAACGAGGTTCCGTTTTGGCTGACGTCGAGGTGACGCAGCTTGTAAAAATTTGGCGCGACCGTCGACAGCACGTACGAGCTCGTGCCGGCGACGATCGCAAAGGTCGCGTCGAGTGTATAGTAGTCCGCCCATTTCTTGACCATCTCGTCGTACCCACGGATCAGCCCGTAGTTGATCGCCTGCAACAACACCGTGCCGGTGATGTCCGCAGAATTCTCCCACTGGCCAGCCTGTTGTACGGCCAGGCTGAGTTGAGCGAAGGTACGCGTGATGGCCATGGGTTAACCGCAGACCTCGCGGCGGCACCAGGTGCCGGGAACGAACGCCGAGTTTGATGACTCCGGGGTCCCCGCATTGATCTCGGCAACGGTGGCGACTTCGGTCAGTCCGGATAACGCACCCATCCCGCCCAGCACCCCGTTATTTGGGTTGATGGCTGCGCAGACCACATCGATCACGTTGCTATCGTGAACTCGTACGACGATCGCCGGAGTGATGATACCTCCGAATGGTCCATCGCCTTCCGGTCGGTAGAACATCGCGAGCACCATGTCTCCGATTCTAGGATTACTTGCCATGGGCTAGTACCCCGGAATCGATTTCTGGCCCTTGATCTCAAAGATCACAAAGTCGGCCGCTGCGAGATCGGTCGGAGCATTCGTCGAGTCGAGGGTAACAGTGAACGAGAGCACTCTCGTCGTCGGATTGTAGTCCTGAATGATCGCGCTCTTTGATGTCGCCTGCGGACACCAGACGTCGGCGTTGATGCCGAGAACATTCGCCGTCGAATCACGAAGCTTCATCGTGTAAACGCCAGCGCTTGCGCGCGTGATGTCGGTAGCGACCGTCGAGCACCAGTTGTTCGATGCCGCCATATAGCCGATTGCCGACGTCGCCGAGAACGTCGTAGGGGCGCGCACCGGAGGCGTCGCTCCGGTACCCTGGATTTTTGCGTAGAACGTGATGTGCTCGGGTGACATCGCATAGGCAAGACTCTCTGAACTGTTCATTATTCAACTGCCAGACTGCCGGTGATCGTAAACTTCACGAACTCGGCTGTAGTGATGTCGGTCAGGGTACCGCCAGCGTTGCGTGTGTTGAACGTTAACACCCGAGTCGTAGGATTGTAGTCGGTATCCTGCGACCACATCCCGGATGTTCCCCACACGTTTACCGAGATATCGAACACGACGGGAATCGTATCCTTGAACTTCACGGTATAGATTCCTGCGCTCGTACGCGTGATATCGCCGGCTGTCGAACTCACGAAGTTATTCGTCGCCGACATGAACGAAAGCGACGACGTAGCACTGAACGTCGTCGTTGGGATCGTCGGTGGGTTCGTCCCATTGCCCTGAACGGACCCAAACGCGACGACCACTTCACGGCTTACCGTGAACGATTCAGAGTACAGGGTCCTCAACATGACAAGACCTTACGGCAGCAGGATGACGCAGTTGTAGCCCGGGGCCTTGCAACTGAAGTTGTAGTACTCGCCGATGCGGGCCTCGTAGCCGTCGTTCGCCTCGGAGACCTTGATGATGCTACCCGCGCGCTTCTGGAGGAAGTTCGGCGCAGGACCGGCCGAGAACATGCACCAGGTCGACCACGTGAGCACGTAGATGCGCTTCACAGGGCAGCAGCGATCCGTGTAGAGCGTCAGGTTCTTCCCGTTGAGGTTCACACGGAACCCGTCGAACCCGACGGTCGCCATCTTCTTTCCGTCGTAGCCGACGGCCGAGCTGATAACCCACTTGCCTTCGAGTTGCTTGGTCAGCGTCCCGAAGGTGATCGGATTCATCCACACGACATCGGGATCTCCGCCAATGTTGTCGACGGCAGCGACGGCATCGACGAGCAGATTCGGAATCGAACGGCCATCCGTACCGTCGATTCGAATGCCGCCGAGATAGTCTGACTCCGTGGTGCGGTCGACGTTGTAAAACAGCGTCGCGCTCGGCGCCGCATCGGGAACCCAGTCAGCGAGGCCGGACGATGCCAGGAAGCTACCAGCGGCAAGGATGTCACCGTTGAGGTATAGGAAGTCCGATGCCGCAATCGCGGCGATACCGGCCGATAGGTTGCCCGTCGCGGTGAACGTGCCGAGAACCCGGTTGACGGTAGCGATCGTGAAGAACGTACCCGCCGAGCGAAGCGCGCCGCCGAGCGTGGCGCTCGCGACAATGTTTTCGCCCTGTCGAATGCCCCACATCGAGCTGATGTCGACAAACGCACCGTTCACCGACGCGACGGTAGTCGTCGAGGTAAGCTGTCCAACTTCACCCGCAGCGGTGCGGAAGAAACGGAAGTTGATGTAGTTACCCTCGGCCTCGATGCCGTTGTCGAACTCATCGAATGCCGATTCGAACGCGTCCTCGTCACCGGTGGCAGTCGCCTCGATCGCCTGGTTGTCGACCTTGGCGATCCGGTAGTGCGTCTTGCGGGTGACGTTGAAATTCTTGTACGAGCTGATGTTGTTCTGCGCGTTCGTGACCGCGGTAGCGAACACCGATGCGCCGCCACCGGGCAGCGCGGTCATGATGGGCTGCACCCATTCGCGACCGCCCACGAGCTTCTTCTGGCTCTTGGCGAGCATGCCGGTCGCCTTGTTTTTCTGCATCGCCATACGGGCGATTTCGAACGGGGAATAGTGCTCCTTGACCATCGGGTCAAAGGCGGTGAGATCCATAACAGCCATGAGATTTGGTCCTTACGCTTGCTTTTTGAAGTGTTTGGCGAACAGCGCTTTGGCACTGGCCGCACGTCGGTCTCGCCGATCCATCGGATAATCCCGATCGTCGGCGTTCTCCTCCTCGACACGAGCGACGGGTAGCGAGGCTGGCTTCGCGGCTGGACCTGGTGCCGCACCTGTGGAAGCTACTTTCGCCGCTGGCGCCTTCGTCGGAGGAACGAGATATGGTTTCGATTTGAGTGCTTCGGCTTTCTTGAGGTCAGCCTCTGCCTTTTGCCGATAGAATTCGTTCGCCGCCTTCGTGGCGGTTTCGAGGTTCGGTTTCATCGTGTCGGGCAGCTGGTAGCCCGGGTTTTCGCGCTTCCACTTGTTCGCGGCTTCATCCTGCGCCTTGATCACGTCCCACACGATCACGTTGGCAGCAAGGCCACCGGTGATGTCCGGATCATGCAGGTACGGATACGTCGCCTTGGCCGGCGCGATCAGTTGAGCGACCTGCGCAAGCGCATTCTGCTCGTGCGCGTGAGTCTCGGCTGCAGCCTTCGCATCGGCCGCAGCCTTCTCCGTCGCGATGCGTTGCTCGGCGAGTGCAGCTTCGCGCTTGCCGACGTCCGAGCGCATCGCCCGCATCGCCCGCATCGCCTTGCGAGAGTCAAGTCCGGCCTTGTAGTCGGGCGGCAGCTTGGCGTCGAGGGCCGTCTCGGAAAGCTCGGCGGTAATGTCAGCGATAAGCGTCTTCGCTTCCTCGGGATCCGTAACGCCGTACACGCTCTTGAGCCAGTTAATCAGCGTTGAGCCCGGCTTGTCGATCAGCGCGGCGAGGTCCGGTAGCAGTTTCTCGCGCTCGGCGAACTGCTTCTCCTTCTCCGCAAAGGTCCGCTCGCGCTCGTCCTGTAGTGCCTTAGCCTGAGCGACGGCGGGATCGGGACCCGTCGGAGCGGGCGCCATCGGCAACGGGATGAGCGGGATAGGAAGCGGCGCCGCAGGAGCAGTAGGAGCAGCTACGGCAGGAGCCGCAGCGACAGCCGCAGGAGCAACCTCAGCCGCCTCAGTGCCCATCGGTTCGAGGTCGTCACCGACCACGACGACCGGATCGCCAGCTGCTTCGGCCTTGGCACCGGCCTCCGCCATGGCCCGAATCTTCGCCCGCACGCTGTCGCTGATGACGCGCTGGCCGCGTGGCTCACGGCCTGGTGGTGCCTCTGGATTGTCACCCTTTTCGCCGTCGACGAGGACAGGCTGGACGCGTTCCGCTGGCGCGCGCGTGGTGATTGTGGATTCGGCGCCGTCCTCGTTGGTGGCGGTTTCTGTTACTGCGGGCTCGAAGTCATCGCTCATGAGACACCTGGGGGTAGAGCACCTGGGGGTAGGGACAGCGGCATTCCGGCCGCTAACTGAGAAGTGGCACCCATCATTGGGTCCGTGATTCCGGGCGGCGCGGTCATGGCCGCCATATCAGGCGGCGCTGGCATTCCGGCATCAGGCGGCGGCGCACCAGCGCCAGGAGGCATAGCCGGCGCAGCATTCTTCATGCTGTTGCTCGCATCGAGCATCTGGAGGAACCACCGGTAGCGACCGAGCGCCGCATCCTTGGCGCCGCGCGAGAACGCATCGCCGAGAGTTCCCTTGGCCATCTCGAGGGCAAGTACCGGGTCCATCTCCGGGGTGGGCGCGCAATCCTCAAGAGGGATATCCTCGTTGCCGAGCATCTCCATGACCTTTTCGATCATCCGCTTGGGTCCGAGGATGTGTCTGAACTCGCGCGCGATGTCCGGCTCCTCGAACAACGAGGCCGTCTGAAGCGGCGAGGTCAAGAGGCCGGGAATCTTGCCGAGGTCACCGAGCGCATCGAGTTTGCCGGCTCGCGAATCGGGCAGGAAGTTGATCGGCTCGATGTTGAGGTGGTATCCGCCGCTATCGAAATCGAATTTCTTCCACTCGATCTCCCTGATCCACGACGCTTTCTCACCTTCAAAGTCTTTGTCGTCGGCGAGATCCTTCGCTTCGTCGAGAAGGACCATCCCGATGTCCACGCGGCTCATCGCCTGTTGCGACTCTAGGAGGCTAAACCGGTCGGACTGGATGTCTTCCATCGTATCGAGCGCCTTGCCCGACGCGTTTGGTCCGAGGCTGCTACGGCTGCTAGCGGATGCCTGACTGATGCCTGAAATCTCGTACATCTGCTGGATCAGCCATCGCAGGCTGTCCATCGCCTGGGTGCTGGCCGGATTTGGAGCGATATACTCGGGTTTCGCGCCATCGAACTCGATCGCGATTGGATGGCGAGCTCGCAGGTGGTGCTTGTTGACGTCGGAACCGCGCTGCATGAACACCTTGAGGCCCGAACCCCAGTACAGGGCCTCCTGGTGATCGTTCCACAACTCGTTGACCTTGTTCTGGCTACCGCCAAGCTGCTGGATCAGCCCGATGCCGTAGAAACCGCGCATCGCCGGTGTCCATTGGATGCGCGCGACCGGGAATCGAGTCCGATTCCACTGGTATTCATCGAGTGGCTTGCCGCCATCACGGATCGTGACTACGCAGAGGCCGTCCTCGGCACCGGGATACGACGGAAGCGACCAGCCGGTGATCATCTCGATCTGGTCGCTGTCGATCGGTGAGTCGTAGTCGTACGGGTCCCAGTAATCGCGTGGCGCTTGACTCACCTTGCGGATTCGAGCAGCAGCGTCGGGGTACTGCGCCGCCAAACGGTCGCGATCTACGCGCTTAACGCGCGCGAGCCGCAGCGGCATGCCATCACGCGCCTCGCCATCGTCGAAAACCAGCTCAGATCGCGGGAATTTCTCGATGCCGACGTCTCCGCCCTGGCGAACCGCCTGAACGAAACCATCTCCGCGCACCACGCCATCGCGCAGGAACATCGGCATCATCCGCTCGATGGACGGCTGACCCATCTTGCGGCGCAGGATGCGGCTCGCGGACTCCGCGTAGAGTTTTTCGCTGTATTCCGCGTCGTCGCAGCTGATGATCGGCATCGGTCGGCGTTTCGCCACACGGCTGACTACCGTGTCCACCATCGACTGAAGGACGTTGAGATAGCTGGACGCCTTGCTCTGCGCGCGAAGGAAGTCCATCGCCGCTGTAGCGATACGTCTGCCCACAGGCCTGCCCTCGTAGATGGCCTCGTGGATCAGATCGAGCGTGTTGTACCCGCGGAGAAACGCGCGACGCGTCTCGACCCACGAGATCAAGCCATCAGAAGTCGGCTTACCCGATTGCTTCCACCACCGATCGGTGGTTAGCGTCGGTTCCTCGGGCAACTCACGGCCCGGACGTGTATCGGCGACGTCCTTAGGTTTGCGGACCGACGCCAATCATAGGCACGTGCGCATTCCCTGGGGCGCAGTTGCTACGGTCGCACGGATACTTCACGACTCGCGGCTCGGTCGTGAGCGTTGACGTAAAATCGACCCACGGCGAACGTGTCACCTTGATCTCGAAGCACAACTCGCCGAGCACGTACAGCCGATCGTACTCAACGCTCGGACGGTCCATGCTGTGAGTTCCCTGCTGATACTCGAGCAGGCATTCGCTCGGCTGGTATCCAAGCGCCAGTACGTGGCGAGCGAACTCCTCCATCATGTTGCGGCGCGGCGCCATCTGCTCGCTGACGGACTTCATGATCTCGTCGGAGATTTCCTTGCCACGCGCAAAATCATCCTTGAGCGTCCGTCGCTTGCTCGGTTTTGGCTTGACCCAGTCCGGTACGTTGGTCCGTAGATGATCGAACATCTTCAGGTCCATGGCCGGCATCTACCTGTGCTCCGTACGGATGCCGTGGTCGAGCAGCCAGCCTTCGAGCTCCGAATGCACCGTCTCGACACCCTTGGCCATCGTATCCTGAGCCTTCGTCGTCGCGACGTACGGCTTGTGCAGGTAGATGACCTTGTCGACAGGCGGACGCTCACCGGGATGCTTGTCGCGCCACTTGCGAAGTGCGCGGGATGCCGATACGCCTTCGACGATCCATGGACCCGGTTCGTCGAGCCATCCGGACACATGTGCAGAGCTGGACGACCAATCGAGACCCATGGTCAGCGTATCATCGGTGTGCTTGATGTTGTTGTGGCCGCTCGAATCGGCGAGCGACTCGGACAGCGAGGTCTTGCCGGTCCGTGGTCCACCGGTGATGAGGATGCGGGTCATCGGACCCGAGACCCTGCGCCAGCATCCCGGACGTGCGTCGCCGAATCGCAGTTGCCGGTCAAGTCGAGTCCGCCGCGGACCTCGGCGAGGAGGCGAACATTGATGACGCGGACCGTGTCGGTCTTTAGCTTGAGCTTCTTCATCGGTTCCTTACAGCCGGCTCGAACTCGCCCTCGACCTCTGGCTTGTCGACCAAATCCTTGAACAGCTTGCCACCGAATTGACTGTAGGCCGTGTTGGCCTGGCGCTCCGGCATCTGCGTAGAGCGAGACCGTGGCGGCATCAGGGTAACGGTGCACGCGCCGATGGCGACCGAGGACATCTCAACGCCAACCGACGCGGCCCACTCGATCATGAGGCGAACCTGCTCGGCGTCGCCCTCAAGACTCAAGACACGACCTCAACGAGGGCAGAGGGCTCTACATCGCCAAGGCAACATTTGCCGCCACGCCAGAACCCGATCTCGGTCGTCTTGTCGATGACGATCAGGACGTCGGTCGGACGCCTCAGACCAAACGCCCCAAGAATTGGGTACGCGAGAACGAACATCTGACCCGGCCGCAGAGCGCTGCGCTCTACAAACCTATGAGTCGTAGTGGAAGTCAAGTGCGACATCTTCCAATTCCCTTTCCTCTCGTAGCACGTAAGCAGGCGTACCTGCAACAATCTTCGGTGGCTCCTCGCGGAACCTGTGATGGTAACTCTCACGGTGCCCATAGAGACCGGCATCGCTTGCATCCCTAGGGGTCGAGTCCTCGATTTCCTTACCCTCGGAACTTCGCAACGGCTTCCACCTATGCACCTTCCACTCATTCATGATAACCGAATCCTTACGAAGCTTTACGAAGCCACGACGGATGTCGTTGTTCATTTGCTTGATGGCCAGGCTTGACTTGTGATGCTTTGTCGCTTCCTGGATCGGAATACTGTACCTGGCCAGCCATTTCTTCGACCAACCCATCACGGCTGGCTTGCCGCCGCCACCGGCATCCGCGGTGATGAGGCTGATCACGATCTGCGAGCGCGCAGCGTTGAGCCACAGGGCCATCTCGTCGTAGTCGAGACCGCTGCGCTTCCAGCTGCCGACCTCGTACAGGATCGGATCATGGAGCGACCACGCCCACGTGACCATCGCAAACGCAGCCCGGGTCCCGAGGTCGGCGCCAGTCGCGGTGAAGTAGTCGATCTTGCCGAAATTGGGCAGGTCCGCCATCGCGGCACGCAGGTCAAGAAAGCCATCGGGCGCGAGTCGCACCGGTGCGTAGACGATCTCGTGCTCAGGCACGGCATGGAGCGCGTAGACGTAGCGCGCATCATCCTTGATCCAGCGAGCAAAGTATTCTCGCAACAGGTCAGGATCGTCGGTGGACCAGCCGTTTTCCCGGATCGCCTCACCGGCCGAACGTTCCCATCGGACCTTGATAGCAATGGCTTCGCACTCGGCCTCGCTGGCGAATGGGCCCCACCTATGGGCGTCGGTCTCGATGACATCGACCCAGGTCTCGGGCATGTCATCTGTAGCTGGTCGTAACTCTCGCTTCCACGTGTGCGTAGTTCGATCAGATCCAGGCTTGCCGAAGATGTTGTCCTCAACAAACCATTCGCCAGCCTCCCAAACGACTCGTCCAAAGAATGGGTTATCGACGGCCGCAATTCGATGGACCTCCCATCCCTTGGCTCGATCCTCCTCCTCTTCCTTGGTCACCTCATAGAACAGCCCGACGCAATCCTTACCCGGCGTACCGGTGAGCCAACACTCAGCCGCGAAGTCCTGCATCGCGGGAACGATGACGCTCTTGTAAAAGTCGTCCAGCGTCGGAAGATCCTGCGCCTCGTCGATCCAGAACACATCCTTGGCAATGCCGCGGAGTCGATCGGCTACGCCTTCCTGATCGGCACCGAACAGATCGATCTGTGAGCCGTTACTGAAGTCGACGATCAATTCACCCTTGCGAATCCAAGCGGTCACACCGGCAAGGTCCCAGGCCTCGACTCCAGCCTGACGAAGTCGTTTACCCTTCTGTCGGATGATGTCGACGAATCCGGTCTTGGTGTCGTTGGCCCACGCGCGCTTGCGTGCATCCTTGAGTTTACCGGTGATGTACGTTGCGCGATGATTCGGCTGCTCAAGGCTTCTGCCGAGCAACTCACGACAGCCACCGGCTGTAGCGCCGCTGCGTCGGGTTTTCTTTGTCGCCTTGCGCTTGGCTGGCGAGCGGAAATACGCGCGCTGCTTCGGGTAGAAGAATCCGCGGATGTCCTCTACCAGCTTTGCGATTAGCGCCGTCGCTTCGGCGACGGCATCCGGCGCCGACTCGCGAGCTGCACGCGCGGCAAGCAATCGAGCGACGTCGAAGCGGTCCAGATCCATCCCTACTCGATGGTAGCGAAGCCTTCATCGGTCACGGTCAGGATGCCATCGGCGCGAATCCATGCGCTCGGCTTGCCGTCGTCGTCATCGGGGGAATCCTTCGGGAGGTTCTCCGTGCGGGACTTGCACGCAAGAATGACGCTGCGTAACGCGATCTCCCAACTGCCGTTCCATGGCGATATGCACCACAGCAATGGTGATGCGCCATGCCGATTGAAGTACACACGCCAGGCCCCGCGCATCTGGATCATGACGCCTCCTCCGCGTTCCGTGCCTCGATCTTCATGCCCATGCGGGCGAGCGCTATCGTGGCGCTGTCTCCGAGCATGAAGATGCGCAGCAGGCACTGCGGACACGTGGCGCGCTGAATCGATTCGGGCTCCAAGATCCAATCGCCGACAAAGATGGCACTGTCACCTACGACAAGTTTTTCATCGCAAAAGATCTCGCCATCACGTGCATCTGCCTCGACGTGGATCATTTCTTGGCCGCCTTGATTCGCGCCAGGATCTCTCTCGCCTTGGCCGACAGGCCGGACGGTGCGCCCTTGGGTTTGTCGATCTTGCGGTTGCTCACGTCGGCGCCATCAGCTTGCAGAAGCTCTCGAACGCTGACCGCAGCCGAACGCCAGCGGCCTGTTGCGCGTTCTGCGCGGCGAGAGAAGCCAAAGCTGCCGCCTTGAGCTCGGCATAGCAGTCGGCCTCGGAACCGGTCAGGGTGACTCCGACCGGGGGATCGATCGCAGCCGAGGTCTTGGCGAACTCCTCGCTGGATTGGTCCCAGGGGCGCTGGGCAGCTTCCGCTGGTTCGTGCTTGAGCCGCTTGCGGTCGACCAAGGGAAGGCCAATCATGGTCGTTTCGTCCAGCTTCTTGAGGTAGTCCGTCACGGTGCGTCACCCTGATCGAAGATCGGCCACTTCTCAGCTTGCTGCCTGGTCCAACACAACTCCGGGAACGGCAGATCCTCGGTCGAGCCTTCAACCCGATACGTTCGGTCCTTGAAGTTAACCCTGCCGATCCTCCGACCGCTGGCATCTCGACAACCAATATCCAGATGGATCGCGCTATCGGGAACTTCACTGAATCGTACAGTGCCATCCCCCATCGGGCAGTATATCTTCACTTGCCGTACCCAGGCAGCTTCGTCGGCGCCCCGGGATGTGACTCCGGTGGCGACTCGGCCGTCTTGACCTGATCGGAGTCCTCACGCAGGCGGTCGACGCCGGCCGTCGATTCCCAGGTTTTTGGCATCACGCGTGCCTCGGAGATATCCGTAGATGCGCCCTTGTCTCGTGGTGCGAGTCCCATGTTACTTGCTGCCTTTCTTGCCGCCGCTCGGTGCCGTCATGGCATCCGCAACGGCTAGCGAATTGATTGGGTTACCGGCGTTGTCGACCGGTGCGGACGGCATCTTCTTTGCCGCCGTGATCTGATCTTCGGAAATTGGGTCACGTGGAACCATGGTCATAGGAATCAGTCCTCCTCGCAATAGGTTACCTGATTCCGCTTGGCGATGCGATCTACTTCGGCGGTCGCCTTGACCTTGAGCCGCAGCTGCGCCGACCAGTGAGCCGAGACGGCATCCTTCTGGTTCTGGGTCCACGTCCATGGGTCGGCGTTACGCCACGACATGCCAGCACCGAGATTCTTTTCTCGATCGGCATGCTGGCGTAGCTCGATCAGGTCTCGCAACGTTACTCCATCGTACTGGACGTCGAGCGGATCGATTGGATACATCCCAGTTGTGATCGTTCCGCGATCCGGATCTACCGCGGTGACGATACCCAGATCGATCGGTCCAGCCGAGATCGTACATGTGCCGTCCTGGACCAACGTCGTATAGCGGATCTTCATGATCCTAGCCGGCGAGACATCATGATCGTGACGATTGCACTCGGCCACGAACTTGTCCCACGTATCACGATCCAGCGCCAGATACGGCGTCCTCCTGGTTCCGATAATCTCACTATCTTCCTTGCGCATCTGCGCGATCATGTTGTCGGCCTCATCGAAGATGGTGTTGAGCGCAGCATGCTCACAGCGCGCTGCTTTCTCGACGATAGTCCGCGCGATTGTACGTCCATCCCTTCGAGCGCCACGCTGAACGAGCAGGACGAACTGTGAAATTTTCACCATCTCGATCCACACCCTTGAGTCCGGGTAGTGCTCGCGGAACACAGGCGTGAAGACTGCGTGTAGGTCAATCACTTCTTCGCTCCTTGGACCGGTGCCACAACTACGATGGCGCGACGAATCTGCTTGACGTTGTGACGTGGGATGACATCCACGACCGGGTCTTTTCCACCGGTCCAGGTCATCTGAATATCGCCGTCATCAAGTTCGACCATATCGATGGTCTTCATGAGCCCGTCGGTCTCGCTCATGCGATCGGTCCAGCGGTCACGGTCGTAGTTGCCCATGGAGATATCGCCATTGAATCGTACGAAGGTTAGTTTCTTCACGAAGCATCCTTGTTGATCAGACCAAGCATCGGATGCCTCCGGCCGGCCATCTCGGTGATAGTGTCGCTGTTGTAGTAGCTGGCGTACATCTCGGCCGTCATCGAGACGTCCATCACCTCGAGTTGATGACGACGAGCGTCCCATGCGCGGCGCGCGAATGGTCGCCACCATGGCGGACGTGGCGACATCGCCGCAAGCTGCTCGTCTCGGACCTCGCGAAGCGACTTCCTCACGAAGACACCACTAGTCGCCCTCGCGGCGAGGTCGTATCCTGCACGATGGCCGACATGCCCTCGACAATGGTGGTCACATGCGACTCGCGAATGATCATGAGTTCCTTGCTGCCATCCTCGGGATCGGGAAACACGAGCTGCTCGCCTCCGTTGGCCAGGCGAAAGAACGTGATGGTATCGCCGTCCTTGACCTTGAGCGGAACGACAGAACCGGTGTTGGTGATCCGGCCATGGCCGGCGCTCACAACCTCAGCGAAGAGGAACGGCGTGTTATCCAGCGCGGTCTGCGGGATGTAGAGGCCACCCGAGGTGCGCTCGCCTTGGCTGAGCACGCGGATGATGAGGCGATCGTAGAGAGGTGTCATTTTCACTTCAGAAACTCCTCGATAGGTACATACCTGGACCCACGGTAAGCAGAACGCATGGCGTCGGATGACGGACCATGCGAGGTACAGATGACAGGAACGCCGGGCTCGACGCCGATGACTTCGAGCATCGCACGCGCGATGCCTTTGCCGCGTTCCATTTGACGGACCCACAGATAGTGGACCGTCGGACACGGCTGATTGACTCCAAACGCAATCCAACCAAGGATCACATCGTCGTTTTCATCCCACGCGGTGATCAGGCACCGGCTCCCTGGCAGGTCCATCAGCCGGTCCACGTAGGCGTTGACCTGTCTCCCAATAGGAGCCCCCATCGAGCGATCGAGCCCGTGTCGCCGCTGGTGATGCGGCACCGCCTTGTGGGCGTGCGTCGACACCATCGAGCGTACCCAAGTGGATGCCACGAAGGCCTGATCGGAGTCGCGTGGCTGGCGGATCACTTCGGATCCTCGAAGTCGCTAAGCGGAAGAGGAACCGTAGCGCCTCGCTGCGTCGCGCGCAGATTCCGATAGCCTGGGTTCAGCACGAACATCGCAGCATCAGCCTTGCGTACCCTCTCGATGAGGTCATCGACCTCGGCATCGGTCATCGGAATGACGCGGAGCCAGTCCGGACGGATCACTTGGGCACCTTGAATAGGGTTGCCCAATCGGATTCGAACTCGTTCGAGAGCTTCGAGCGATCCGATTCGATCGGAGGAAGCTTGGCTCGCTCGGACTTCCACGCGATGATATCCGGCCATTCGGCCGCCTGCTCCATCAGATCGTTACAGATATGACACGCATCATGGTCGAGATACGACCATCGAGTCGGTCCCGAGTTTCTGCATCGTGACTCGCAGTTGTCGTCGTGAACCGGAACGTCAACCATTGGACACGTCTCGCGCTCCCATTTTCCATTGCGACGCGAGTCGACAACCCATTGCTTGAGCCGCGCGCCAGGCAAGGCGTACATGTCCATGAGCATCGGATCGAACGCCTCGAGGTCCAGCTTGGCCATTAGCGCAACGCCTTTCGCAAAGCCTGGCCGGCCTCGCTGGTATCGGACCACAGCACAGCGCGCTGGTCCGGTGTGAGTTCCTTGGCAACCTTGGCGATCTGCTTGCCGCGCAACTGCGCCATGCCAAGACCGTAGGCCGTCATGCCCCATTCCCAGCGCGACGGATGGCCATGCCATGGCACTGGGTATCGCACGCCGGTGGCGACCAGCGCTTCATACCACTCGCTGCCCGGTCGTAGTGGTTGCAACTGCAGCTGGTCGTCAAGAGACAAGAGACTCATCGCTTCCCCCTCGGCAGCTGGTTCGCCGTCAGCTTGCGGCACTTCTCCTGTAAAGGTCGCAGTTGCTGCGTGGTGCAGCGCTGCGTGTCCTCGCCCCAGGGACTCGAGCCGTCAAGCCAGGTCCATTGCTGCGGCTCGTACTCGACCCATTGGTCGTCTGGCTGATTCATGAGTCCGCCCCGATCACCCATTCGTTTACCGAGCGAGATTTCTGATGAAAATAGCTAAGTAACTTCTCTTTTTCATCGCATCGACTCACATATCGATCTGCTTCGTCCTTGCTCAAAAACACAGCCTCTACCTCCTCGCCCGGACAGCAGACATTGCCATCTTCGGCCATGACGATCCAGACCGTACTCACTTCAACTCCATAAGCTGGAACCGCCGCTCGGCTCCGCTCTCGTCCGTCGTGGTAACCACCGGTGTGGCTTCGCCACCAAACTTGCGGTCCAGGAGATCCTTCGTGGTCTGCGCCCAATCGATTGGTAGCGCATTGGCCTCCACTGGTGCGTGCAGCGTCTTGCCAGGTACGAACTCCGTTCCGATGGCGCACGCGTGGGCGTCGTACTCGCGACGCGCCAGCTCGGGATCTGTCACGCGCAGCCCACACCAGCCACATGCGCACTGGGTGAAAAACTGTTCGATGCCATCGGCACCGAGCACCGACAGCTGTAGCGCGGCGGCTCGGTTGCGCTTGCCGATCCCGGTCCGCAACTCGTTCGTGGACTTGGCCGTCAGCGCGTTCTGCTTCGCCTTGAGCTCGATGGCGCGATTGTACTGCGCCTCGCTCAGGTATCCTTCGCGCCTCAGGTCACGCGGCGTGCAGTCGACATCGGTGATGCCAATACCGTCGTTGTTGTCGACGAAACCGAAACGGGCACGGGCGATGTCGTCGGTCATGGCCTTGACTCCACGAGAAACTTGAGCGCGCTCTCGAGTTCCGTCCATTGCATCACCGATCGCCTGTGGGCATCGGCGTATGCGTCGCGATCGTCACAGGCATCAGCGCGGTGAACGCGCTCACGATACGCGGCGTACTTGCGAACCATTCGCATCAAAGATTTGACGCTAACCGGCTCCAGGATCTCTTGCTCATCGGCGCTCATGGCGACGCCCCGCATCCGCAATGCCAACACACGGGAACGTTGACCTCTCCGTCCGCAAAGCCATCACGTTCGGGTTCGCCTTCTCGCAGCCTGGCTCGCAAGTCTTCCTCTAGCTTCCGCTCGCCCTCGCTACCCTTCTCCGCGGTGCCATACGCCCATGCGAGCCGCTTCAGCGACCAGTTAGAGGTGTCACCGAGAGGCTGTGGCTCGCTCATCGCAACCCCCACGTCGCGCGCCATTGCTTGACTTCAGCGTCGCGTTCCGAATCCGACGATCGATGCAGCCGATGATTCAGTCCAGCAGCTGCGAAGACCAGCGACCACTCGTGCTCATTAGCCGGGGTCGCGATGTTGGTTGTGGCGTCGTATGTGACGCCCACGATTCTGTCTTGCTGCGAAGTACCTGGGTCGCGCATGTCAACAAGTTACGCACAGGTGTGCGCCGATGTCAACTAGGATTCCATCCTGCTACGTCGATCGATTTCCATGGCGAGCTCGGACGTGGACATCTGGCGCATCGCCTCGTCGCGGAGCTTGACCATGCCAGCCTCGTATTCCGCGTCGCTCAGCACTTGCTGGCCTTTGGGCAGGGCTTGCAGCCTGACCCTGGTCCGGTCCGTGTCCAGCTGCGCGATGGCCGTGACAGCCTTCGCAATCTTCGTGATGGCGTCAGTGACCCAGGGCGGCGGGAACCGCCTCGCCTGATCCGTCTCGTCGTCGGTGTCGACGATCCACTCGGAGATCCGACGCTGCAACCGGATCAGGGTCGAGGTCAGACTTTCGAGATCTACATCGGAGACAAGGGCCACATGGCTAGCCTAGCGTCTGTAGGCCTTGACGCACAATGGAAAACGTAGGCGTACCCGTGTCGTTCGTGCTCTGCATCTTGCACCGGTGCGCTGCAGGGACGCGCCAGCGGAGCAGCATCGTGGAGCTGGTCTGCAAGGCCAGGCCGATGGTGAGCGTCCCGGTGCTCTCACTCTGCACCGATTGGACGACCGTCGTAGGGTTCGTGTTCGCATCGCACAGCAGGTCCACATGGCCGGCGGAACCACCGGTAAGGCTGAGGCTGTTCACGATCTTGACGTTGACCGAGTACTCGGTGTCGTGAGTCGCATCGAACTGGACGGCCGACCCGCCGATCGTTAGGCTTGGCGTACTTGAACTGGTCACCAGCGCTCCTGGACCAATGGCGCCCTGCATGCCCGTGCTTCCCGTTGCACCGGTGGTACCCGTAGATCCGGTCGCTCCGATGGGACCCTGCGGGCCGGTTGCGCCCTGCGGGCCGGTAGCCCCAAGGCCGATGTTCGGGTTGGTGTGAAACTGTCCGTCACCGTTGCCCTCAACGGAACCGGATACGTACACTGCGGCAAGCGCGAGCTGCGAGCTCAGTCCCACTGGCATCACGTAGCTGCTGGTGCCCAAGGTGAACACGACGATGTTGTAGCTGCCGTCGTTGTTGTCCCCAGTAACTACCGCCGCGTAGCTGTTCGAACTGTTGTACCGGTAGATCACCGACTGCCCGATTACCGGCGTTGCCAAGGCCTCGGTCGACCATGCAAGCAAGCAGAACGTCAACAGATATCTCACCTTGGCCTCCGGTCAACAAGCAACACAAACGATGCAACGACTGCGACAGTAGCCACCGAGATCAGAATCTGAAATCCCATGACCGCGAGCATGAAGCATCGCCGATGTCAACTGTCAGGATAAGGCCTACTAACGATAGATCAGGCCTACTACCCGACCGCTACCCGTGCCATGAGGGACCGTGGTCAGCGGATACAAGGCTCACGCGAAAGCAGGGCTTTGCCATAGTTGCAATAGACCTGCAGCAAAAGGCCGCACAAGATGCAAGATATGCGGAGCCAAGGAGGCTGCACGTCAAGCGCTGGTCAGAGCCAGACGCAAGGCTCAGTCGATTCCAGAATGACACGTGTCGTCGCCATCCTCGCCGGCCGAGAAGTCGCACGACACCCAGTACGTGTGGCCAAGGAACGTCCCGTAGGAGCTGCAATGCACGTGGCCCTGAAACGTGACGTCGCACAGGTATCGATTCGGGTCGTCCGCACCGGTGATACCCTGCAACGCCGCGTAGTCGAGCGTAGGCTGCAGCCCGATGTCATACGGATTCGGCTGGTCACCGCAACTCGGGCACGAGCAGGCGGTATCGCCATCCGCGCAGAAACTCGGGTCCGTCGGAACGGAGGCGTAGGCAGCGGCGGACAGGATGAGAAGAATGACTAGGGATTTCATTCCAAGATATTTACCACTTGGGCCTACCATGGCCAGACTTCTTGCCATGTTTCCTCCGCTCACGCTGGCGGCTGTCGCCCTCCCATCGCCTCCGCTCCTTCGGATCTTGGACCTTGGGCGATGCTGGCATCGGCAAAACCGTTCCGGCTGAGCCGTGGCTAGTCAGATGCCAGCCTCGACAATACGCGCAGCCGTATACGCTGAGGTTGGCACCGGACTCGTTCAGCGCCGCCGCCTCACCGGAGGCTATCACCTCGGTCGCGTATCTTACCTTGCGCGTGCAGCTGGTGTACTCGTGGCTCACGGCTATCTGAATCCCTCCGCAACAGGTTGCAACTTAGCAAGAGCTTTGACCTCTTGCTGCCTAACAGCCTCAACCGTCAGGTTGATCCAGCGGCTGATCACGGTCAAGCCTTGACCACCTAGGTCGGCCACGTCCAGCGAGCACGTCTGCTCGAGCTCGTCCCACTCGAGCGACGGGAAATTGAATTTGATGCTGCCGTTAGCCGGATTCACGTCCAAGTACAAGTGATGTTTGCATCCCAGCCACGGACACGGACGAGGTCCGTCCTTGCAGTCCGCTCGAGTAGTCGGTGCCTCTTCACTACGCTCAGTCAGTGGACCTTCGATCTCGACGCGCCTCACGCTGAGCGTCTTGTTACGCAGCATGGCCGGGTCTCGATTCGGACGACGCTTCCAGATGCCGGTACGGCGATGGACCTCACCGGTGCAAGTCTTCGTCGGATGTGCCCGACGCGGCTCGCCACACGGACATTTGGTTATCTTGTTGTTCACAGCTTGCTCTTTGCCAGCCTATCCCTTAGGCCAAGCGCGCCATCGATTGCCAGAAAGTTTCCGTTGGCATCCATCCACGCATCAAGCGCTCGGACGACCAACTTCACCTCCTCGTCGCTCAGCTTGCGCCAGTCGTCGTTGTCAACCAATTCGACCTCGGCACACCACCACGTACCTCCGTCCCTGAAGCGTAAAAGATACGGCATTCCCTCGGAATCCTCGCGGTCTATCTCGGTGACGATCCCTGTGTCGCCAACATATCGCTTCTGATTGAAGTTGCGATCCCCAACGATCACCTTAACTAGGTCTCCTACTTTGATTTTGCTCATGACACGGTCAGAATGGCGCGCTTGAACGCTGCGATCGTAGCCAGGACGATTGGCCTACAGGCGTCGGAGGCGGCGTAGGCGTAGGCGGCGCCGGAGGCGGCGTAGGCGTAGGCGGAGGCGGCGTAGGCGGAGGCGGCGGCGGCGTCGGAGGCGGCGGAGGCGGCGGCGGAGGCGTAGGCGGCGTCGGCGTCGGCGTCGGCGGAGGCGGCGTAGGCGGAGGCGGCGGCGTAGGCGGCGGCGGCGTCGGCGTCGGCGTAGGCGGAGGCGGCGTAGGCGGAGGCGGCGGCGGATCTACGTTCACGCGCTTGATTCCGCACCTCCGCTGTTACCGCCGCCGCATCCGTTGCGCTGTCTCGGTCAACAATCGGAAGAATGGCACGAAGCCGCAATGCGAGATCATTCCATCCGCGATCCTCCAGCGCCATTGGAACGATCTCGCGGATCGCCGCATCCACCATCACATACGACCGCTTAAGTTCGACGTCAGCGTATGCACGCGTCCCCACCAAGAGCGTAATCATCTCAGTCAAAAGCTGTCGCTCCTCATCGTTGTATCGGTCATTCAATCGGCGACCAATATCCGCCAGAATCGGCGATGCGCATGCCGGGCTATCGCTGTGCGGTTCACCAGCGACATAGGCGACAGCCTCCATTAGACACATGCCCTCCTCGTAAGACTTATGGCTTCCATGGCCAAGGACAAGACCAATGGGCAACTCTCTCGATATTTGATTTGTCATCCCAGTCAGCCTAGCAAGGATGGACCATGCTGTCAACCAAAGACTAACCTGAGCTTCGCACAAGAAAGACTTGACAACCTTGTCCAGTTGACCCATAGTGTCCTCATGACCGCCAAACAAATCGCCGCCATCATCGAGAGCTGCTGCAAGGCAGCGCTGAGCCAGGTCGAGATCTCCACCGAGGACGGCATCTTGCTTCCGCTCGCCGATTGCCTTGTCGATACCGACCTCCTTGGACTCTGCCGCGCTATCGCCGGCAACGCCGCACAGATCCTGGCCACGGATGACGAGAGCGACGGCATCCCGATGCAACCCGTGGTCGACCTCGACACCGGCGTAACGGAGAGCGTGAAGGTGAGCCTGTGAGCGATAAGCCAAGACGCAAAGACGATGCGCTTGATGACTACGCGTTCGCTAAGACGGTTCTGGACAATTCTGCTGCGCCAGCAGATCGGTACGCGATGCTGACGATGCTCGGCAACATCGCCGTCACCCTGGCCATGATCTACGACAAGATGGAGGTGCGCAAATGACCTACCTAAACCTACAGCTCTCACATGTCACGTTGCCCTCAATCGGCGTCGCCGCACACCGGGTATGCCTCAGCCACCGTCCAGGATTGCGTAGGCTCACGCCTGCCGCATCGGAACCACAGGTCGGCCCATCCGTGACGCCGGACCTGGATAACGCGTCCCAGGGCATCTGGGGCCTGATTTCGCTGGTCATGGTCGCCATGCTGGTGGCCGGCTGCACTGCCGTGGCCATGGTGCACCGGTGAGGCTCAAGGTCGGGCCGGTCAGCTACGAGTTGTACGTGCTTGGAATGCGACCGGAGACATTCCGTCTCAGCAAATGGGCAGTATCGCATTCTGCAGGCTGGAGTTGGTTTGCAACTCTGGACTCAGTAGTCAGTGACTATGCATCTGATAGGCAGTGCACCTTGACTCAGGCCAGGCTGGTGATCGAAGCCTTGGCCTTCGAGTCGGTGGCTGAGTAGGATTCATTGCTACCCGGGGGTAGTACCGGGGTAGGAGCAGGTAAGTCTCTGTTTACTATTACTATTCTACTACTATTACTATCCCTACTATCCCTTAGAGGCTTAAAGACTTGGGGACGACCTCTGGAATTGTAAGCTAGACCCCCCTTTTTGAGCTTCCAATGAAACTCCAGGAAAGGGGGGTGCACGGGGCAGCAGGGGTAGCAACGACTCCGTAACTTCCTGTAATATAAGACTAACTACACTACAGTACATGTAGCACCACCACCTGAGCCTGCTACCCTCAAAATCTGGGGCGAATTGCCCCGAGTGTAATACGACTTACGTTCTCCGTTGACCATAATTTGCTTGGGGGGTAGGAAGCCGCATCGCCTCATGGCGGCGCCAAACCGCTCCAATTCCTTCTGGTCAAGCGGCCTGTTCGGATAGATACCCGTCACTCGCCAGGCGTCTGATACTTTCACCTTTCCTTCCAAGTCGCCAAAGCAGTCAGAGATCATCTCTTCCATGGAGTCGCCGATCATGCGCGCCTCTTGTTGCTCTGCAGCCGCTGCATAGAGCGACTTGTCGAGCCTGATGCTCTCGCCGGCTGTCTCGGCTGCTACGGCTTCAGCCCAGAGCTGGTCAACATCGCGACGCATTGCCGGTAGATCGAACTGGGTGATGGACACCGGCCAGTACTTGCGGTTGCCGGTGATATCCCGGAAATACCCACTGTCGCAGTTGGTGGTTCCCGCCAGGACGAATTGTCGTGGCGTGCTCTCGCTGTCCTCTCGGTAGGCTAGGCGTGAGCTGTCTCGCGTACGGCTCACATAGCTCTTGAGTTTGTCGTGTCCTGCCTTGCCGAAACCCTTTAACTCCTCGCAGACGACAATCAGCGCGCCGTTTGTCTGCTCCATCAACTCCTTGGTATCTCCGTTGATGGGCAGGTCGTCGCAGAGCCACTCAGGCCGTATGGCCAGGATCCCGAACATCTGGCTCTTGTCCTTACCCGGTGGACTTTCCAGGATGAGCATCTCGTCGAACTTGCAGCCTGGCTGGCGCACTCTACGCACTGCAGCGACGAGCCACAGGCGACCGACGGCGCGGGTGTACGGGCTATCGGTGGCTCCTCCGTAGGTGGTCAGCCAGCTCGGAGTGTTGCCGCCACCAATACGCTTCCCCCCGTCCCATGCGAGGCTCGAGAAGTAGTCGCGCACCGGGTGAAACCGGTTTGACCATGCCTCGTTGGCCACGACGTCTGCCCATAACTCCTTGCTGAGCCTGAACCCCCACTTTTCGTCGACGGCAAGCCGTAGACGGTTCTTTGCGGTCTGGTCAAGTTTGGGGCCTGCGTCGGCCATCCCTTCGACCACGTTGTGGTGCGCGAACATGTCATGCTTGAGCTGCACGCCGAGTTTCGCCAGCGCCAGCCGGATGTTTACCTGGCTGTGGTAGATCTTTCCGTCCTCGTCACGGGCGAAGTCCTTGCTTGGATCAACCGACGCGCCGACTTCGGGAACCGGTGCCTCTGGCGCATCCGCGAGCGCGGCCAGCGCCTCCGCGGTCCCTCCCCCTGCCACCCAATCCGCGCTGTCCTTGCCGCCTGGGAGCTCCAACACGCGCACTGAAGCCACCACACCGGTGAGCCTGGCCTTGACGTCGGCGGCATGCTTGCGCCCGCGCTCGTCCGCGTCGGCGATGACCACGACCCGCCGGCCGGCAAGCGCACGGCTCGCACAGTCCATGACCGCGGCCCACTTACCGGCGCCCTGCGGGTTACACGTGGCGACCAGCCCCAAGACCTCAAGAGCCTCGACGTCCTTCTCGCCCTCCACCACATAGACCGTACCCTCGGACTCTATCACCCGGTCGAGGTGGTACAGAACCCGACGTACGGTGATCCCCTTGTCCGGCTCGTCGAGCTTCCATACCCACTTGCCGGCCACCTCCTTGCGCTGCGCGAAGCCCTTGGGTTCGTAGCGAACGACTTGGTATACAAGCTGTCCGCTCTCGTCTAAGTAGTCGTATTCCTTGACTATACGCTTAGGACGGACGGGTTCGGCAGCGGTATGCTGCACCCCGCACCGGCACGGACCGGCCAACCGGTGGCCGTAGGTTTGGCTCTGCGCCACTGGGATGGAACCGGCCTTCTCCTCACGGCTGCAGTGCGCGAACAGCCCGTCCTCGGAGAGGAATCCGAAGCACCGACGCTCCGCTCCGCGAGGATCCTGATCCGCGCCGTCACAGACCGGGCAACGCCTGCCACCTCTGTACCGTCGGTCCGTCGGGACCGCTGTCATGACCTCACGCTCCGCGCCATGGAGATGAGCAGGTCACGGAATTCGATTGGAGAGGCAGACCTCTCGCGCTTGCCGAGTCGTTCTACGGGTGTCCGCCGATAGAATGAACCATCACCTCGTTTGCTGCACGACCCGACCACCATCTCGGGTGCCGCCCCGCGCCCCCAGCGCATCTCCGGTAACTCGCATCGGACGGCGTAGAGCCATGTGTCCTTGCGTGCTCGGTGTCCATATTGTCGCTGGCTTACGTGACAGCTGTGTCCGCTGTCCCACAGTGACCGTCGCCATCCGGCGTGAAGCGGAGATGGAAGATCGAACCTCGCCCAAGCATCGCTGAATGCCGGGTGTTCAAGCACTCCTCCGTGCTCTCGGACGCTGGCGAGGGCAGCAGCGAAGCATCCTCCGTCGTCGCCGCGCTTGTAGCCCCATCGGTGCTCTACTAAGCCGGCAAGACGACACCAGCGAGCGCATGGCGGATGTGCAACTACCGGCCAAGGACCATTATACTTGCGCGCGTCGCGTGCTTCGTCCCATGGATCAACGCCGTCTAAGCCAAAGTAACAGCCGCCTTTTTGGACGTAGAGGGCAGCGATCATCTAGGCCACCTGCTTGGTGATCCGCCACTGATAATTGCGACCGGACCACGGACGCCGATCTAGTACACCAGCGCCATGTAGGGAGGTGAGCTGGTTCGTCAGCGTGGTCGAGACCGTGCTGGCACCGGTGAGCCTCGCGGAAATCTCGTTACTCGTGGTCCACTCCGGTCCTACCGCGGCAACGGTGAGCCTCTGAGACTCAGTGAGCGGCCTCTTTCCGCATCCGCCGCACTTCTCACAGGGTATCCGTAACTCAACCGGTTCTGAAAGCGACATGGGCGCTCACCGTGACACGGGAGCGCGCCGGAAGTCAACTACCCAGGCGGGCGAGAGATGATCGCGATGGCGTTACTGATAAATCCAGCGGAGACGACCCAGCCTTCGGCTTTGTACTTGCCTACAACCGCCTCGATGGCGGAATACGGCATCGCGTCACGTGCACGTCCTACAACGGCAGGCCACTGCCCGGTCCGGTCAGCGCTACGGATCGCAGCATCGAACCGCTCCTCTAGAGATTCCAGCTGCTCCTGCGTATGGAACGGCGCGTTAGCTGGCTTGATTTCGCTTGGCTTGATCATGGATATTCCTTCTGGACGCTGAGGTCCACATAGAGCACCAGCCTCCTGATGCGCCAAGCGCGCCTCATTCCATCGTGCCGGCGGCTCGGCAAGCGTCGACGATCTTGTTGATGACCGACTGGCGGTCATCTAAGCTTAGTACCCACTGGGCCAGCGTTTGAGATGCCCACGCATCGACCGAGCCACCGAACGTCGTCAACTCGGATCCGTTGACGTCGAGATCAGGGCACAGCGTTACCTCTCCGATGATTTTCCTTCCGGAGACATCGATCTCGACATCGAAATCGTATCCGATAGTCCCCTCATCGAGGACGGTGGACGGGGTTCCAACGGACGAGTAAACCGCAATTGATTTGTTCATGGGTCTACCATGACACCGATGGACAAGCTTGTCAAGCACTAGTCGTCGCCGTATAGGATTTGACGCGCCAGCCATCCAGATATGCGCGACGGTCCGGGGTACGCCAACTCAAGCCCTTGTTTGTGCACTTGATATCCGTCTTGCTCTTGCTCGCCCATGGAATGGCCAGATGCAATCTCCGCGGCCCTGATCTCGATCTTCACCTCCATCGGTTCGTCGTTGCTCGGACCCAGACTCAGTCGCTCCTTGCAGTCGACGCAGTGACGCGCGAAAGCTACCGGTGGTCGGCTAGAATCCTTGCCATAACTCCATGTGAACTCAGACTGCATGTGTTTGCAATTACTCATCCTCCACGATCCTTCGTTGCAGCTTCGCGACCCGCCAGGCGTAGTCGTCGATGGACTCACCTAACTCGCGATAAGGGACTCTCCTAGAGCCGCACCATCTGACAAGGCGGGCGACGAATTCCGGGTCCGTCTCCATCCGCTTGAAGCCGTGACGGATAGGATGGTTCACCGGTGTACCTTATCCAGGTTCCGGGCCAAGTCCGCCATCGCTGCCTCATCGATCTTGTGCGTAGAGGTCCGGCTCACGACCGGCTCACATAGGTCCGAAACGTCGACATCGTACTCCCATACGAGACCCATCTCGTTGCCGTCGGTGCCATCGCTCCATCGTTTGATCGGGATGAGTGGATGGCTCATGGCTACCAGTACTTCAGCATGAAGTGAAAGACGATATAGACCGGTAGAACGGCCAGCGATGCTACGCAGAGAATTGCGATCAGATACGCCAGTCCTGCGAAAACATTGAAAACACCGCTAGCTACCTTGTTGCCTTTAGATCTCAGATCCACGTTGCACCTTCTTTCGTCCTCTCCAATACGCCAGCGTCGAGCACGCTGCGCAGATACAGAGCCACAGCAGGGTTAGTCGATACATGGAATCACCTCCAGAACGTCAACCTTGAGCTTGGCGTTAGCTCGCATGGTCGCGTACGCCGTGAATCGAATGTACTTGCTGCTCCACGGACAACGCCACATGTCGAGCAACGCCAGGGTCAGGGTGTACTTGTTGCGGTCCATGCAGCTAACCTAGTACTACTGGACAGCCTTGTCAAGTATCTCCTGCGCACTCCTAAGAATGATCTGATCTTCCGGCGACATATATCCGCCGATTTTATTGATAAGCTTGAGCAGTGAAGAGATAGTCAACTCTAATGGTTTGTCGTCATGGACCGTACCGTTCCTAAGAGCATTCTGTACCTCACACTTTAGACAATCCGAGCTGCAATCACCTGGACCGCCCATTCCGCCGGGACCATGCTTGGTACGGTTCTCGATACTCTTATAGAATTTAATCATATTCTGCCTTTAGCTTCTGCAACAGTTCGTTTGCATCCAGCGCACACCGGACAATCCGGTACACGCCACCCTGACGAATCACCAATGCTTCCCATCGCTTCTGCGCATCCGACTGCCGACCCGTCTTGGTCTTGAACTCAACCCCGACGAACCGGCCACCCTTGTAAAGCCCCACGTAGTCGCTTGACCCATCACCCAGCCCGTACCGAACGGTTCTGGCCGAATCGAATCCTTGTGGATTCTTCCACAATACCAAGCCGGTGCCCTGGCTGCACAGGATCTGCAGCATCACCGGTACGAGTTGCTGTTCGAGCACCTTGCCAAGGCAGGCGGTACAGCTGCCGCCGTCCTGGGTCCAGCGGCGTTGCTCCTCACTACAGATGCAGCTGCTAGACAAGGCGCCATCCTCCGTACGGGCTGCGCAGCGGTCCATCCCGACGCACCCTGCCATCCGCATGCAGCTTGCGGAGGTGGCGCTCTACGGTACGTCGGCTCTCGTCGTAGCCACAGCTCAGAATTCTCTCGTACAGGTGGCCGACCTGATGCGAGTAATTCTTTCGTAGTAGCCCAAGGATCACTTCAGACACGTAGCCATCCTCCGTTCTGGTCGCCTAGCTTGCCGTGTCGCTTGACGATTCCTTCTGCAGCCATCCTTGCGAGATACCTGCAGATGGTTCTCTCGGTCACGTAGTAGATCACCGTACGAATCTCGCGTACCGGCGTGACGGTCTCGCGCTCTAGCATCTTCAGGATCTTGGCCTGGAGTTTCAGGTCTATGGAACTACTCATTTAAATCCTCATGGGCATGATCACCCCAAGATACCCGTCATTGGACTCGACCAGGAACGGATCGAGCTCGCCACCAAGCGAGCACCGAATGCTGTCCGATGGGCAAGCCTGCAGCCATTCGGCCAGGTACTGATGCTTGAATCCGATCTCCATTTCCGGGCTAGAGTAACTTGCCTCAATCTCGTCGCTGACCTGGCCCATGTCGGCGTTGACCACGGAAATCTCGACCGTATCCTTGGTCAGCCGCATCTTGACCGGGATCGTCTCCTTGGTCATCAGACTGGCCCGCTTGAGCGCCCCAAGGAGCGCCAGCCGGTCGACCACAAGGATCTTGCCGTCTCGACTTGGTATCACCTGATCGATCGGCGGATAAACGCCATCGATCAGCTTGACGCTAACCGTCACGCCGTCCTGCTGCACGTGGAGATAGCCTGCAGCCACGGCAAGCTTGCATCCTGGACCTTGGCCGGCCAGCGCCAAGACAGCCTTTGCTCCATCGGTCGGCAGGATCACCGGTGAGGTCTTGATGCCAGGCGCCAGCATCGACATCCGCGTGCATCGGTGTCCATCGGTTGACGTCATCGTGAGCCGCGTCGTATTGCTGGTGATCAGAACGCCGCACATCTGGTACCGGTTCGTATCCCGGCTGCAGGCGTAGACCGTCCGCTCTATCAGGGTGGCCAGCACCTCGCTCTCGATACTGACCCAGTCCGCCTTGCTGGTGTCTGGCATCTTCGGAAAATCGCGACCAGGCAGCGCTGCGAGCTTGTACTTGGCCTTGCCGCTCTTGACGTCGGCGAAGCCATTCGGCGTGGTGGTTAGGCTGATCTCTTCGCCCGGTGCGTTGGCGACCAGGTCATGCAGGTTACCGGCGTTGACCGCCATGTCGCCAGTATCAACCACGCTGGCGATCAATTCAGCCGTTACGCTGACGCAGAGGTCGGTGGCGCAGACCAGCAGGCGACCCTGCACCGTGCGCAGCAAAACATGCTGCAGCATCGGAATCGTGCTCTTGGTGGACGCGACGCCCTTGGCCAGCTTGAGCGCGCGCAGGAGGTCGAGGCGGGGTACGGAAAGTTTCATCGCATACTCCAAGTACTATGGACCGAGGCCTCGTCCAGCGCGATGCTGAGTCTCTCAGTCGCCAGCTCCTTGTTGGCATGCAGGCTACGCTCGGTACCGCACACCACGGCAAGACCTGACGGCTTGTGGATGGCGCAGACCGAGGTATCCGTTCGGCTCACCTGCTGCCCGCCACGCGGATCGAGTACCGCGTAGATGTAAAGGATGTCCTCGGGGTTCATGGCTTAGTACGCCTTTCCGTTGGCGGCAGCCCTGGCCTCCGGTTTGTGATCGGCTCGCGTGGCGTTGTAAGCCATCTTCTCGGCGATGGCGCCTCCGAGGTCCAGCCCGAGCGCACCGGCAAGGTCCGCGATGCGGATAATCGCATCGGCAAGCTCAACCTCGATCATCGGACGATGCGGAAGATGGTCATCCATCAGGCTCTTGCGATGCCCCTCCATCGCCTCACTGATCTCGCTATGGATCAGGCATAGCTTCGTCGGCACAACGCCGGCATCAGTGACGTTTACGCCATTCCACCATCCAGCGCTGGAACTTGCCCCGTGGCATGCGTTCTGTAAGAGGGTGCCAGCTGTCGCTATTCCGGTCGCATCCAAACCATCGATCCCGAAATGTTTCCTGACCGCGAATTCGTATTCCTTGGTCTCCAGTCTAAGCTCGCATTCGTTCTCCATGAGAACATAGCTTCCATATGGAATCATGAGAACCCGATGGGCCTCGACGAATGCATGCTTGGCATCGGACGCGTTTGCAAACGTAATCTTTGGCCAGCCGACCGATGCGTCTGCCCAGCTGCCAGCGTATTGTAGTGAAGGATCGTTTGGATCTATAGGCATTTCAGTTATTCCCCGTCGCGCGAAAGATGTTTCCGTGCCAGCTGATCAGCTCGGCCATGTAGCCCTCCGCCGCATAGCTGGCGCCGTTGGCGGTAGAGGTCCGCCACAACGCGTACATGAGGCACAGGGTGGTGGATTTCTTCACTTGCTCCTCTTAGTTGGAGAGATTGGATTGCTCAACGCCAGCCACGAATCGAATGGAGCGGCGCATGAAACAACTCTCGCGCCGGTCAGCTTGGTCTCTTTAGTCTTCCGGTTGCGGCTGAAAATAGTTGTGGTCCGCTCGGACTTCCTGGGCATATCCATGAACATGTAGCCGTGTTCAACCTGCAGTTGAAGCAGCAACTTAGCTTCGGCCTTCTTTGCCTTGTCTGTTTTCACTATTTCTTCTCCCCGTAGTCGTTTGGCTCGTGGACCTCGGACGGATACGCGTTGAGGTTCGCACCGGCCACAAGGACTGCCCAGATTCCGAAGGCCATGAGGCCGAGGATGGTAGCAAGAGCGGTCACAGGCTCACCTTGGCGAGCGCGGCGATGAGCTTGAGCGCGTGATCTGTGCTGATAGGTACCGCTTCGTCGACGGCATTATCTCTCCATGCCAGCGCAACCTCAACGATCTCGATCAGGACGTCGGCTGCGTTGTGGGTGGCGATGATGCCTGCCGCGTCAGCCACGGGGTTCGATGACTCTCGGAGATCTGCCACCGGGTTCTCGGATGGCATCGCCAGGATCTGATCCTCTGGGCCGTCGTACATGCTGCCGAGAACAAACTCACCGTCGCTCATCTTCTGTCGTGCGGCCTTCAGCTCGCTGAGTTTGATCACAGGCTCACCATCTTTGCAGCGGCATCGAACCGCTTCTCCGCCGCTTCTAGATCGCAGTACTTGGCTTCCTGGTCAGCAACCAGCTGGCGCTCCACTGACGGAGGAGTCGTCGAGTTAGACTCTTCGACCAGAACGGATGCAGCAACCGCCGCAGCGAAGGCTTGCTCCTTGAGGAGATACGCTTCGACGAATTCGATCAATGTATCTACCCAGTTATATGTAGTTACCGTTCCGTTCTTCAGATCACTCAGCTTGATCATTTCTTCTTACCTTTCTCGTTACCTGGGGGTTTCGCTAGGCTTGGTTTCCAACATTCCTTGCAAAGGCTCCACTCCTTGCCGCGATGTACCAGCACGACGGCAAGCCAGATCGGTTTGTCGCAACTCGAGCACGTACTCACTTCGCCTTGGCCTTGCGGATACGCGGCTTCTTAGACGCAACGAAGAATTGAACCGGTTGGTCATCGTTCATGGCATCGGAGAACTCCTGCAGGTCGTCGATTCTATTCTGAATCATGATCTTGCGGTCGACCTCAGAGAGCGACGGCCATGGTCCAGAGATGAGATGCTCGAGAGGAATCATCAGTTCACGCTCCCATCTTCCTTGTCAGCGAGACGCCATTCGATTTCGTGGTTGTGCATCAGACCTTCATCGATTCGCTTGTTGGTTCTGGAGATATCCCCGGCCGAGATCCTGGATCCATCCTCTCGTCCGTGTCGGTAACTACGCTTGCCGTGCCACACGACGATCGCGATCCACATGAGGCAGATGAGTAGCCATCCAATGATTTCCATCACCCAGGCCCCGTAGTGCTAGCGGAGGTTCGCAGTTGCGCGACGCAGTCTTCCCATGAAGTCCCGTTCGCCATCAGCAGAGATCCCGACGGCGTAGATACACTGATCTCGAATCGCTTGATGATGTTTTTGCGTCTAATGGTGACGAAGACGTCTCTTCCGAGAATACGATCAGCGTGAGACTTCGCATCCCATCGATTCATTTTGATTGCCATAAGTAACATCCTTGCACCAATGGACGGTGTTGTCAAGTGCGGCAATAGCGATGCGACGCGTGGCCGCTTCCGACGGTCCATAAGATCTCGTCACCGATTGCGATGACGCCTCGGCAACTGTCACACCAGCCACGCCTTTTGCTGATGATTGCCTTGACCATGACGCGCTGAGACTTGGGCGCCATCGGTCCGTTGACCTTGACCAAGTCCATACCGAGAGCTTGCGGCGGCGCGAACGGCTCAGCTGGCACCTCGCAGCCGTTGGGGCAAGGTCTACCGACGGCACGGATGCAGCCGCAGACCTTGCACTGCCTGATCTTATCCTTGACGACGCCAGCGGAGATCGCTTTGCCGTCGAGGCTGTAGGTCCGGTCCCAGTCGGGTGACCCATGGTCCCAGCAGTTTCCGACGAGATCGATGATGATGGCCTTGGTCTTGCCTGGAGATGGACGCAGCACGCGTCCGCAACATTGAAGCCATAGACCGGGATGTCCGAACCCGCGAGCCATGATGGCCACGGTGACACCCGGATCGTCGTACCCCTCGGTGAGTACCCCGATCGAGGTGAGCACGCGGAGCTCGCCGCACCGGTGCCGCCGCAGGGTATCTCGGCGTAACCCTGCTGCCATGGAGCCGTCGATGACAGCTGCGGCCATCCCCGCGTCATTGAACTCCGCTGCGGTCATCGTAGCGTGCGCACGAGACACGCAGAACACGATGGCGCGCTCGCCCTCGCCATGGCGCTGGTACGCCGCCACCGGGTCCAGGGCTACCTGGGTCGGGTCCAGCTTTTCTCCGCCGGCCGGCGGGTAGACGTGAGGCTGCACGAGATGCCCGAGGTCAATCAGCTCGCGCACCGATGGACCGGCTACCAGGGATTCGAATAGGTCACCCAGCGGCTTGCCATCGGCACGCTCGGGGGTTGCGGTCAGGCCGAGCTTGTGTGCATGCGGATAGCGCTCGAGGAATCTGAACCAGGTTTTTGCGGATCCGTGATGTGATTCGTCGCAGATCAGGAGGTCAGCCGGAGGAAGTCTGCTTGCCCATCGTTCGGTCTTGACGGTGTCGATGCTTGCCACGCAAACATCTGCATCGGCCGGACCTTCGTCGCGCTTGCCCTGGATCACGCGGATGCCGTCGATGCCTGCCTCACGTAATTTCTTGACGGTCTGCTCTACGAGTTCGATGCGTCCAGCGACAAAGAGCGATTTCCGTCCGCGATCTCTAGCGGCATCGATCACCCATGCGGCACATACCGTTTTACCCGACCCCGTCGGCAACACAGCGAGAACACTACGTTTTCCGGCTGCGTACTGAGCGCGCACGGCTTCGATCAGCGCATGCTGATATGGACGCGGAGAGAGCACGACTAGCCCTTGCGACGCGGTACGCCAAGAGCGGCACCAGTGATCTTGACCTTGTCGCAGTCGACATCCTCCAGATCGCGCCACCACACGATGCCCTCGATCTTATGGATCTTGAAGTACTCGATCAGTTCGGCATGGGTACGTGGCGCATCGAGCAGAATATCGGCCCCATGGCGGATGAGTCTGTGCTCGGTCAGACCTTCGGCGTTGCCGCCGATTCTTGGGCCGCACGCCTCGTAGGTTCCGTCCTGCCAGGTCAGATCACCGGCGGCCGCCCGGATCCATTTATCCTCTGGACGCTGGGCAGGCACCCACCCTGGATGATGGCAGGTGATCGGATCCGGATCCTGGCATGGCTGGAATCCGGGCGGGGTAGGTTTTCCTGCCTTGGCATCGTAGCGCGCCCATAGCGCGCCCTGCTGCCAGCGAACGGCGGTTCCGTCCCATTTGCGAGTTGCAACACCTTCTCCTTGGACGACCCATAGCGCGGCCGGGTTGTAGTCGGTGGTAAGAATCGATCCGTCTCGAGCGAACAATGATGGAATCTTGCGCATCTTAACCCTTCCTCTCAGTCTTCCAGACCCAGGCGTCCACGGGTACCTCACCACCGGTGACCTTCGCCGCCTTTGGTCTCAGATACTCGGGCATCCGTCGCTTACCGCGCTCGATCTTGCTGTACGTTTCGGGGGCCAGGCCAAGCTTGGCCGCAACGTCTCGGCACAAGTACTGATTGGTCTCGCGCCATTTTACCAAGGCCTTGCGGCCCGGTAGGTTGATCCATGGGGGGTCTTGCATGTTTTGCCAGGCTAACACTGCTTGACTTGGTTGTCCAGTGATGGCAGGTTGCGGTCCATGGACATCGAAGATAAATTGTTCGCGGCATTCGTTGCAGTCCTCATCGCTGCACTGGTCGGTCTTGTCGTGGTCATGTTTTGGTGCATAGCTCGCGATCAAGGCGCAAAATTCTCATGTCGCGATCGAGGTGGATACGTTAAGGATGAAGGTAACTCGTGGCGATGCTCCATGTCGATGCCAGAAAAGACTCCTTGACAACTCCGTCCATCTAGCGCATCTTCACTTTCAGATGACGGAAGCAGAAATCAACGCGCGACTCGAAGCGGCCAGGCGAGATAACGACGTCGCCATGGTGGCGCGCTGTCGCTCGGCGCTCGAAGGCAACGTCCAACAACTGATCGACGCCATGGAGATCGAGCGCATCATGGGTCGCAGCCCGACCGTTCCGGTCAACTGGACGGATTCGGACATCTATTTCGATCCGGAAACCAAGCAGTCTTTTCATAAGGAAGAAAAGTGACCACAATACAAATCAAGCATCGCCGTACCGATGGCATCCTGTATTCCTGTGAGGTTGAGGATTCGGATCTATTTCCGATTCGTACTGCCATCAGGGACGCCTACCTCAGGGATGCCGACCTCAGGGGCGCCAACCTCAGGAGCGCCGACCTCAGGAGCGCCGACCTCAGGAGCGCCAACCTCAGGAGCGCCGACCTCAGGAGCGCCGACCTCAGGAGCGCCAACCTCAGGAGCGCCGACCTCAGGGATGCCGACCTCAGGGGCGCCAACCTCAGGAGCGCCTACCTCAGGAGCGCCGACCTCAGGGATGCCGTTGGCGTTATCATGGGAGCGCCAGTCGTCCCGAATCTGGACGCGCGTATCCTCGCGGCGATCGGAGAAATGGCTCCACTAAGCGAACCGCCGCCGTCCCATGTCGGAGGGTCGCTGGACATGGGATCGTGGCATAGCTGCGAAACTACACACTGCCGTGCCGGATGGGCAATCACTCTGGCGGGTGAGGCAGGACGAGAACTCGAAGCAAAGCATGGCCCGCAGCTCGCAGGCGGACTGATCTACTTGGCGTCTACTGGTCGGATTCCGAATTTCTTCGCGACCGATGAGGAAGCGATCGAAGACATGAAGCAACAGGCAGCAAAGGACATCAAATGAGCAACACACCAGTCAGCGGCGAAAAGTACATGGGAATTCCGACTGATCCGAAGGTCGGCACGTCAGGCAATAAGCTCGTCATCTCGGTAACGATGCTGATCACCGAGGGTGAACTAAAGGGATGGAAATTCCCGTTCAAGGTTGATCGTTGGACCAACGAAACCCTGCGGTGGGACATGCCAAGCCTTCGCGCGGCGGGGTGGCGCACCAAGGAATCTTCGACGTTCGTCGCGGACGTCCTCGCGTTTGCGAAGCAGGGTGTCCCTGTCCAGTTCGAGGCCAAGCTGGCCGAGAACCCACACAACGGAAACACGTGGTGGACGTGTCGCAGTATTGGCGTGTTCGCCCCGACCATCGCGCCGGCCAGCGCTGACGATCTGGCAAAAATCGATTCGTTCCTCGCCGACTACCAGGAGGACGAGGTTCCGCAGCGAAC